CACCCGGCTCGTTTGCGATGCATGCGCCCGCCGCTACAAAGCCGGAGGCCCCGGCGGCGGCACCACCAACCTGATGGAGTTTTCCCTCATGGAGCTTATTCCCGCGAGAGAGGTATTGGTCATGAGGCTAGGTCGCTCGGAAAGGGTCGAAGCCAAGATGAAGAAGATGGTGGAGTTGGGGTTGGAAGAGAGAAATATGCTCGACCGGTTCACCATGTGGGCCGCGATCGGCTACGCGGTGGCCTTCTTCATCCTCGGCATCTGGGGGCCCTTCTGGAGTGTCGCGGTGATGTTCGTGTCTTACATCGTTTCGATGCTGGCGATCCGCCGTTGGGCTTCGGTCAAGTGGCTTCCGGAGAAGATGGAGGTCATCAATCGGGAGCATGGCTACCCGGAAAGGGAGCATTACTGATGGGGGAATATCTATGCGACATGCCGGGGGATAGCCTAGACGGGACTTGTGGGAAGCTAGCGGTGGGGTTTTTCGATGGGGGCGGTTACCATCGGCCGGTCTGCGGTGTCCATGGTTTGGCTATCCATCCCATTCTTTTTATCGACGCCGTGAAGGTGCCAGGGCAACAGCGGAAGGTTTTGGATCCTAAGGATGCCGTCAATGCGCCGAAGGGGGTTCAATTCACGGCTCAAGAACAGGAAGCCCTCCGCTACTTGTTGGAGCCGCAACCGAAGCCGCATGATCCGGTGAATCATCCGAGCCATTATACGAGCCATCCAAGCGGGGTTGAGTGCATCACCATCGCGGAGCACTTCAACTTCAACCTCGGCAACGCCTTGAAGTATCTCTGGCGCGCGGGGCTGAAGAACGGCTTGGAAGATCTGAAGAAAGCGCGATGGTACCTCGACAGGGAGATCTCGCGGCTGGAGACGAAGAATGGTTGACCTCCTCGATCACGGCTACCTCAATCTCGTAGAGGCCTGGGGCTCCGATGAGCGGATCATTGAGGCCGCTAGGATGTCAACTGGGAAGGGTTTCAAGGGATGGGGCCCCCGAGAATCGGATCATTCCTGCGCCCGCGGCGGGAAAGACCTAAGCGATTCAGATCAATGTGCCGCTTGTCACGAAGGGCCAGGTGATGAGAAGCTCCTCCGTTATCTCTACGAGAACAAACATCACACCCCCTTCGAGATGGCTGGCCTCATCATCGAGATCCAGGCCCCCATCTTCGTCTTCCGGGAATGGCATAGACACCGGACCCAAAGTTACAACGAGATGAGCGCACGCTATACCCCGTTGCCGGACCTCAATTACATTCCTACGGTCGAAAGACTCATGACGAAATCCGGGGCCAACAAACAAGCCTCATCTACCGGAGTCGAACTGACCGAGGTCAACGCCGAGCGCTTCCGGAAGCAGCTCGCAAAGATGTACGCTGAAGATGAGGAGCTTTACCAAAACGCCCTCTCCGCCGGAGTACCGAAGGAGCTAGCGAGGATCCATCTTCCGGTCGGGCGCTACTCTCGGATGAGGGCCTCGGCGAATTTGAGAAATTGGCTAGGCTTCTTGACGCTCCGGATGGCGCCCGCGGCCCAGTATGAAATTCGCGTTTTTGCGGGGGCCCTCGGAGGCATCATCGCGGAGAAGTTCCCGAGGACGTGGGCGTTGTTCGAAGAGGGTCGATCACAATGAGGAAATATCATCTCATCTTCGAGTGGCATCTTCTTCACTCCAAAACCTTCACTGCGGCGGAGCTCGCGGCTGTCGCCGCTGGTCTAAAGGTTCTTGCCGAGCAGGCTAGAGATCTTCCGCCTGAGCAGGCCTCACAAGTTTCCATGAACGTTGGGATGCTAAACTGGGCCATCAGCGCATGCGAGGAGCCGCTATGAGTCAACGCGACGACGACATCGCGGCGCTTCAACGGCTCATCGTTTGGGCCGAGGTGGAGGACCATGAGGAGGCCTCATCGACTTGGGTCGAGGCTTTCATAGGCATGCTAGTCGATCTGGAAAACGGGAAGTGGCCCCTGCTCACCGAGAAGCAACGGGCCTGGGTTCGCGGCGTCACCGAGAAGGTTTTCGATGAGCCGACCTACTCCAACGACTGGAGCTCCGGGAAGGTTCCGCGGGGCCTTCGCGAGGTGGAAACTCCGGCTATTTTGCGGAACTTGCCCAAGAAGCCTCCGAGGCCCCAATGAAACAAGATGCCGCTTGCGCGCTCGTTATCGAGCCTTCTCTTGGGCGCTACGTCATCCTTACGGTTGGCTCAAAGTTCGGCGGCTACACCCTTCCGGGCGGCAAAGTCGAATCGGGCGAAAGCTCGAAGCTCGCATGCGTTCGAGAGCTACTGGAAGAAACAGATCTAAGGACGGTTCCCGCGCATTTGGCCCTCGTCGGCGAAGGCCCCTCTGGTGTCGATGGTGACCGGCTCGTTTGCGTCTACCACGTCGCCCACGTCTCGGGGTCACCGAGGGACACCGAAGGTCGGGGCCTGAAGTGGCTCACCTTCCCCGAGCTACTACAGGCCTCGCCCTTCCGAGATTTCTACCAGCGGATCATGCCCGACGGCATCCACCACCTCATCCCGACGGCATGGTAAAGTACCCTATGCCCTCCAACGCCCCCACCGTCGACAACGCCCCAGCCTCTTCCGGCACCCACGTCGCCGCTCAAAGCGAGCACGCCTACGAGGGCACCGTTCGCGCGGCCCTGCTCAAGCTTGGGGCCAACGACCCCGACGCCGATACCGCAGCGACGAATGACTTTTGGCGCCACTGCATGGCGCTAGGGATCGCCCCGGAGGTGACCGCGAGCGTCATCTACTCGACGGCAAGACATCGCCACGCTGGAACCTCCACCTTGAAGGAAGCAAGTGAAGCTCCGACGAGGGAAGAATGGGAAGTGATCGCCCGTCGGCAAGGGCCGATGGAGAAGCTACTCAACGCCGCGGGCCGCAAAGCTACCGCGGTCGAAGGCAACCTCGTCATCTTCGGTGACTTCTACGACGACGAGGCCGCGCGGTCGTTTGCGCAGACGTTGACCAAGGCGGGCTACATCGTCACGTATGGGCCGCATAAGGTTCCGGAGGCGGCGGAAGCCGAGGGGGATCCGAGCGCGATGGAGGTCGCCCCGGTCATCTCGGAGGCGGAGAAGATCGATGGTGATAAACTCGACGTCTCTTTCCGCCATCTTCTGGCCCCTCGCGGAGCTGTTCAGACAATCGGTCCGGAGAGAGGGAACAAGAAGAAGGACGGTGTCTCGCGGTACGTGAGCGAAGAGGGGAGTTACCGTTACGTAGAATACGTTAGCGGTCGACCCGTCGCCGTTCTTCAAGTCGTATCGCTCGACGGACGAAATGCCTGGGTCGCCAACGTCTATGTTCTCCCTGAGTTCCGTCGACAGGGACGCGCGGCTACATTGCTTGCGAGAGCCCGCCAAGACTTCAAACAAGTTGAACATGCACCGGAAGAGGATCGGACGATGCAAGGTGAGGCTTGGTCAAAAGCAGTCGGTGAGCCTCGAGTAGTCTCCGAGGGCCGTATCCCTTGGGTGAAGGTCGAGCGAAACCCGAAGGTCCACGAAGCTGCGATGGAGCTCGCAAAGAAGCACGGTCCCATTGGGAGCCCCGCTAAAGTTTATGAGGTAGTCGGTGCTGACTTCGAGAAGGAAGATCAAGAGGTGTTCTTGGTTTTGCCCCTCAACCTCCGAGGTGAGCTAAAGAGCCCTCCAATTGAGATCGCCCGCGGCCAACGCTCCCACGTCGCTGTCGGCGTCAACGACGTCTTACGCGCAGTTTTAGATTCTGGATGTGAGGGCTACTACGTTTGCCATTCTCATCCTACGGGAAAATGTACCCCATCAAAGGCAGATCGTGATCTAACAGATCAAATCAAGAGGGCTACGCTCCCTTTCGGCCGCGAGGTGAAATACTTAGATCATTTTGTTGTCGGACGACGTCAGATATACTCTATTGAAGAGGGGAAGGCATACCCGATCAAATGAGCCAGGTCTCTCGCGCCGGCCCCCGCCGTAAGATTGTAAGTGTCCGCTCTTCAGAGCGTCAGTATAAGTACTGGCTAACGTTAGAGTGCGGCCATGAGGTACCTAGGCATCTCCTTCGCATTCAACGTTGCGGCATGGCCCGCTGCCTGTTCTGCGCCGGTATGACTTGACTTCCCGTCCCCTCGACCCACCTTAGCTTCACCATTTCAACCGGGGAACCCACATGCCCATCACGACGATCAAGGAATTTTCCGACGCCCTCATCGAAGGCGTCCGCGCCGACTTCAACGACCTCCCGAAAGGCTCAGCCTTCGCCTGGTTCCCGACGACGACCGGCGGCCCGACGATGTTCAAGCATGGGGAGCCGGTCCCCTTTGATAGCTACAGCCGGATCATCGCGCTCTTCCAAGATGACGGTGTGGCGCGGGTCTACGCTATGCCGGCGGCTCCCCCCAATCCGGCGCCGGCCGATTGGAAGATGCGGAGCCCGACCCGCTACACCTTGAGTAAGCAAGCTCCGACCTACTTCGCCGAGACCATGAGCCTCGACGCGATGGCCGACATGCTCATCGAGGAGTGGAACGAGGTGGCGGGAGAGCTCAACGCCGCAGACTTCGAGCTGGAAGCTGTCATCGAATGGATCGAGGCTCGGACACTCGACGGGGCTTTGGTCAACAGCAACATGATTCTCGAAGGCCTTCGCAATGAAGAGCATCGAGGGATCGAAGACGACTCGGATTCAACTGAAACCGGAACAGAACCGGATGCCTCAGCGGCCCCCGCGGTTCCGACTGACGCCCCGGCGCAGGAGGCAACACCACAATGAGTTCGATATTCCTCTACGACTGGGCCCGCCAAGAGCTGGTCTATCCGAGTTTTCCTGATGGAAAGCCGATCGGCATTTCTACGGAAGCCCTCCGCGCCCTCAACTTCAAAGCCGATGACGCCGACTTCCGTAAGCAGCTTCCGCGCTACGACCGACCGAGGTTAGTCTGATGTCCTCCACCGCAACACTAACCTACAAAGCCTTCCTCGGCGGAGCCTCTGCTGCGCAAGTCGCGGCGTTGATGGCGGCGGTTCCTGTTCCGAAAGATGCCCTTTCATTTCTCGGGGTCAGAGTCATCTCGGATTCAACTCCCGTCGCCTCCCCGGTAGTCAGGACTCTTGTCCTCGGTTTGAACCCGGTGAGTGCTGCAACGGCTACCGTTTCGCTCATCCCCGGCGATGGTTCTGGCTCTCCGCTGAACGCCATCACTGTCACCTCACCGGGATCCGGTTATATCCTTCCGCCGGTCGTCTCCTTCTCCGGTGGCCGAAGCAAGGAAACCCCCCAGGTGTTGTCTTTCCGATCCGACCAGATGGATCGGCAATACTTCAACACTTCCCCAGGCGATCCAGATCCGGTCAACTTGGCCGATGGAAGCCTCAACGCCCCGGCTCACGCCGAAGCAAGGTTGAAGGTAGTTTCAGCTGCGGTAACCGCCGGGGGTGGAGGCTATAACCCCGGGACCTTCATCTTGGTTCAAGGCGGCCTTACGAAGGGGGGCCGAGAGGCGGTTCTCACCCCGACGATTACCCTCGGGGTCGTCACCGCCGTCACCGTGACGGATCCCGGAAGCGGTTATACCTCGGTCCCGTCGATTGCCGTCATCGATCCAGCGGCGGTTCCTGGGAGCGGTGCGGTGGTGACCGTCAGCATGGGGTTGGATCTGATCCTGCTGACTAACCCCGGGGCTGGCTTCACCGAGCCCCCTACGGTGGTGTTGACGCCTTACTTCCAGGCAATCTTTCCCCCTGGAAGTGACCAGGCGGCCCCCTTCAAGAATTTGATGAACGTCGCGCTTGAGCAGGCTACTCTCGGCCCCGTTTCCGCTAGCCCCCCGGTGATTGCATGACCGCCCCCGAAGATCGTGAAGATATCGACGACGGCTCTGAGGAAGAGGAAACCGACGAGGCCCCCCAGCGACCCCCCGGTCATCAACGCAAGCCCAAGCCCAACAAGCGCGGGGCTGGCGCCATCGACCCGAAGAAGTTCTATCGGGCCTCTGGCGGGGTCGGGACCGGCGAGGCGGAGCAAACCTGGAACGACCTCGTTGCATGGCTACCGACTCAAAACCTTAGCCCCCGAGACGTTTCAATTTCCTTCCATAGAACCCATCCTCCTTCGCCCAACGGGCCGGTTTTCGTTGGCCGGGTCGGTGGTGAGGCAATCGCGGGCGGCGGTGAGCTGACCCCAGGCCAAGCCCTCGTCGACTACGCGATGCGGTTCGCTCACATCGGCACCGGCGCAGCGGGCCCCGCGGCTTACAACGTCTACTTCGGGCGCAAGGCCGACGGCCAATCCATTACAACTTCATCTGTAGCGATGCCCGACGTGCAGACCTGTCGGAACATCATCAACGCGCAAGACCAGGCGGATGCGGGGCAGCCGGGAGTTGCAGCGCCGAGGATTCCGATGCCGATGGGGCCGCCAGCCCAGGCGCCTTTTTCGTTTCAACCGCAACAGCAGTGGGCCCCCCCGCCTGGCTACGGTAACCCCTATGGGAATCCAATGCCCCCGCAGGCCCCGGCTCCGCCCGATGCTGGATTGATGAGTGAGCTCTCCTACCTTCGTGGGGCCCTCGGTGAAGCCCTCAGCGCAGCAAGGGAAGGAAGGCAACCTAACATCCCGGCGCCCCCCGGAGTCGCGGCCCCGGTTGTAAATGAAGAGGCCCTCGCTCAGAAGGTGACCGCTCAGGTTTTGATGGCGCTCCAAACGGCGGGCGTTTTCAAGCCGGCGGTTGCAGCCCCACCGGCGCCTCCTCCGACGGTTGCGGCGCCTCCGCCCCCGCCGGTCTCCACCGGCGGCCTCGCCAAGTCGCTCGAAGGAATGGTCGGCCGCTTGATGGAAAACATCATCAACAACGCTGGCAAGACGATGGAGCGAAGCATCAGCCAAGCTACGGGTATGGGCGCTCCCCCAAAGGCTCCTGAAGAAGAGGAGCCCGAAGCTCCGGAGGAGAAGCCGGCGCCGCGCAACCCTGAGGACGACATCCCTTGGACCGTCGCAGAGGTTCCCGGCGCCAAATGGTCCGATGGTCGGCCCATCATCTACGCAAAAGACAAGGAGTCTGAGGAAATAAGTCCTCTAGGGGTTTTCATGTCTAACCCCGTCATCGCGGAGCGCGCGATGGACCTCGCCAACGGGCTGGGGAACGCGATGAAGGATGCGATCGTGAAGTTCACCCAAGGGCCCGCGGCGGTGCCGGCTCGAGTCGTGAAGGAGATTCCGGCAGGCGCGATCGACGGCGGAGTCGGATCGGTTCCGCCAATGCCCAATGGGGCCCCGCCTAGCCAAGGTGGATGGGAAGCTCCGTGAAAGCAGAAGCCGCGTTCCAAAAAGCTGTCGAGAAGGCGGAGCCCTCGATACGCTAGAGGCAGCTCTAACGGCGTTCGAAGGCTAACCGAGGATCGTCGTCGCCGGCAACTGCCTCGCAAGGTCCGTTGCCTTGTTCAACTGGGCCCTCGTTGTCGGATCCAAAACTCCCGTTGCGGGAAGGCCGACGCTGGCTTGGAATTGCTTCAGCCACATCGCCGCGGGAGCCACCTCGGCTTGATTTCCGAGGAGCATCAACCGCGTTGCGGAAGTAGCGGCGTTGACATCTGCACCGGGAGGAAGGGCCGCAGGAGTTGGGGCCGCAGAAGTTACGGTTTGGCTTGGCGTCGAAGGCCTCAGGAGGAAGTAGGCCCCCACTCCGAGGGCGGCGGCGCCGACTCCGAGAAGGAGCCAGGTAGAGCCGGAGGGATTCTTCTTGGCCTTGCGACGTCTCATCGAAACCATCCCTTCACATGTTTCCAGGCGTGCCCCAACACCGCGTCAACCGCTTGGCCCTTGACCAAGCTAAAAACAACGGTTCCTAGAATAGCGGCTCCGCCGACGACGGCGGTTCCTGCGGCGACCTTGGCGCCGGTTGAAGTGGCCCCCGGTAAAGTTGGCGAGGCCTTGATGCTTCCTGACGGAAGGTGAAGCGCGATGACCTTCCGGGGAGGGCTCTTGATGGGCCCCACATTGATCCCGAGGCCCCCCGCAAACATAAGGGGGTCGTTCCCGCTCAACGTGTTCATCGCGAGCGGCACAAGCGATTCGGCGTAGAAGCCCCCGCGAAGCGGCACCATCGGCCCATCGTGCGCTCGATTCCACAACCTCAACGTGTGGATCAAGACCTGCTCGTCAGGCTGGGGCCTCAACCCATTCAGCGCGTATTCCGCGTTGCTCTGCCAGGCTTGAAAGAAGGCGAGGAAGAAGCCTCCGTTGCTCGAATCGTTGAGCGCCCGCTGGTAAGCCGGGAAGCCGGTATCGATCGGCCTTCCAGCCGGAGCCGGGCCCCCGAGACGAATGGGGGGAGGCCCGTTTGGAATCTGAGGCCAGTCGCCGTAGACCGTCGAAGTGTTGGGGATCGGTTGAAACCAAGGCTCATCGGGTGGGTTTCCCGGTTGGGGGAATTTCCGCCACTGGGTTGACGTCGGTTCAACCTTGGGGCCCCACGCGACGATGCAGCCGAATTGAAAATCCGGTTGAGAAGGCACCGAGTAATTGCAGCCCGGAACCCCAACCCCTGGTGGCGGGCTTCCAAACAACCCAACGGAGCCAAGGATGTCGAGTATGGCCCCCACTCCGGCGACGATGGCCGCTCCGACGCCCGCGGAGATGAGGCCCGCGCCCGCCGCCAACCCGATGAGGGTTCCGGTAAAGGCCTGCATGACCTCAAGAGGAGGTGCCCCATTCTCGAGCTGGCCGACGAGGCCCCCCACTGTCTGAACCGCCCCTAGGACCGTTTGCCCCACCAAGACGTATTGCTTCGCGGCGTTGATCGCATCCTGGCCGCTGAGGCCGAAGCTCTGGGTCGAAAGCTGCTCGAAGGCGTTGGTCAATGCAATCTTGGCGGAGTTGATCTCGGTGGTGCCGGCGCCCTCGATGTCGAGCTGGCCGTTGATTTCGCCCCATGCTTGGTCGAAGTGGGGGTCTGAGGTGGCTAGCTCAGTGAAATCCGAAAGGCTGGCCCCAACCCCGGTCCTACCCTGAGGCCAATGCGGCGGGGTCACCATCGAGTCTCAGACTACCGCATCCCCTTGACAATTGCACTTCCGTGCCACCGGCGGTAGCATAAGCCGCATGAAGCGTTCCACGCGAAACTGGCTCATCGGCGGTGGCGTTCTCGCGGCGATTGCAGGAGGCGTCTGGTACTACGAAAAGTACAAGGCCCCCTCAGTTCCGGCCGGTCAACTTACCGCCGGAACCCCGGTGACCCAGTTTACCAACGGGCAGACATACACCTTCGCGGCCTCGGTGCCCTCTGGGGTTTCCGATGTCAACTCCCTCGTCACGGCCTTGAAGCAGGCCGGCTGGACTTCGGTGGGGATCCTCTTCTTCAACGGCAACGGCGTAACCCCCGGGGGATTGCAAGGCAGTGGCTCAAGCTACGTCGCCATCGCCAAGTACAACGGCCAATCGGGGCCGGTTCCGAACGGGGTCGTTGCGCTGCAAGACGGCGTGAACCCGACGAACGCGGCCTTCCTCGCAACCGGTTGATCCCCCGGTGAAGAAGGAGACCAAAATAGCCCTTGCTGTCGGCGGAGCAACTCTAGCCGGGGTGGCGCTTTACCTCATCTTCCGGCCCCCGCCTTCGGCCGTCGCGGCTTCGGCTCCAACTCCAGCGCCTCCTTCTAACGCTCCGGTTTTCGCTCCTCCGACGGCTCCGAGGGCCACTTATTTGCTTCAGCCGACCGGCCCGGTGGAAGCCGGGATGCATGTCGGTGAGACGATCCAGATCACGCCGGTGGTGAGTGATCCCACTCTCGTTTGGGCCGTCTCCCTGAAGCCCACCTCTTCAGGCGGGCCCCTCACGATCAACCCCTCTCTCGCGGAGGTCAACCCGACGCCGACCGGGATGCATCTCGCCTCCGGCACCTACAAGGCGATTGCGCCCGGAACCGCGGTCATCCACCTGACCCCCGGCGTCATGGAAGACCACGGAACCGGTCCTGACTTCACGATGAGTGGGGCCCCTGGCTTCGATGTTACGATTGTAGTCAGCTAGGAGAAGCCTCATGGATGTGAAAGCTGGCACAACGGTAGGGTTCGTAACGGTCCTCGGGGGCGCCGCCGGAGCCGTCGCGGGATTGGTGATCGGAGAGCTCGCCAACGCGAAGCGACCCGGGAATGTGACCGCGGCCTTCGGAGCGGTCGGGGCTTTGGTGGCGGCTTTCGTCGCCGGGAGTTTGATGGCGCCGACTCCCCCCGCTTCGACGGCTCTTACAGGCCCAACGCCTCCGGCCGGACCCACAAGCGCTTCACTCGCTCCGGGGTCCACCTCGTCGAGTAAGTAAGGGGCCTAGATGGCCTTCGATCCTGGCCTCCAAAGTATGCGCGCCGCCGGTATTCCGGTGACCGTCGGGAACTATCCCAACGGCCAGGCTGGGATTCGCATGTCCCTTGAGACGATGGCGCAGAAGATGAGGGAGGGCAAGATCGACGCGGGAGTCAAACAGTGGGCCCTTGATTGTCTTCGCGCGAAGGGCCTCGACGGCCGCGATGGGTCGACGACCGCAGCAAAGCAAGCCGCCGCGATCCTAGATTGCCTTCGGTCCGCAACGGTTTACACGAGCGACCCCTACGGAACCGAATCGATTCAGAGCGCGGGCGCCACCCTTTGCTTGCGGCCGAACCTCTGCATCCAAGGCGGGGATTGCGATGACCTCAGCGTGGCTTTGGGGAGCCTTTACTTGTCGATCGGGTTGCCCACACAAATCGTGAAGCAAAACTTCGGAGGCACCGCCCAAGAGCATGTTCTGATCGCGGTTTATGATGGCTCTGACTGGCGCTACGCCGACCCCTCCACGAAGATGCCGTTCGGAAGTGCGGCGCCCGCGGTTGACGAGGTGTGGGTCGACCCGATGGGGCCAGTCGGTCCGCTCGGAGAGGCGCAACCGGAGATGGTCACCTTGGGGAAGGCCCCCGCGGTTCGCCGCATTCATCGCGGATCGACAACGCCGCATTGGGGGCTAGGCCAAGCGACCCACGGAGCCGTTACCCCCGGGGATGTTCTCGCGTACCGTAGTCTTTGGGATGACTTTGTGATGGGCACCGCTAGGGCCGCCGCAAGCTGTTCCGCCGCTTGGAAAGCCGCCGCGGATGGCACCGGCCCAACCCCAAATGCAAGCGAGTTCGCCGCCCCTCCAGATCAGAAGACGTTGCAGCTCTGGGCCAACGCAAACCAAAATATTTCTGACTCGATCACGTCGTCTTGGAACCAACACGCGGGCCTCCAAGACTGGGAGATCGTCGCTTCGGCTGGGGACATCCTAGTCGACTTCCAGAAGGTGGTGACGGATGTCGGCAACTTTTACCAACCCCAGGTGAAGCGAGACTGCCCGACGTTAGCGTTGCCAGATCCCCCTGGGCTTGGCCTTCAGCAGCAAGTCGTTGGCCAGGTTGAGGGCCTTGGAATTTTGGCGCATGGGGTCCTTCAGCTCTTCACGAAGGGTGCGGGCGGCGCTCTCGAGGCCTACCAAACGCTCGGTCAGAAGTTGACCAATCCAAGCACGATCGAAATCGGGGGGGTTGGGTTGATCCTCGGGATCGTCGGCACGATCGCGGGGCTCTACACGCTAGATCGGCTCTTGCCCCGGCGATGACTTGGGTAGCTCTCCCAACCGGGAAAGACATCGCCACCAAGAAAGGCTCTGCTTACGCGGCCCTAGTAGCGACGTCGCATTCCGAGGCTGACATCAAAAGCTTTGCGACGAAGCACGGCCTTAGCGTTTATTCCTTCGCGGTGGTTCCCGGTGGAAGTTTGATCGCCGCGACCGCAACGGCCGACGGAAGCATCCCCTGGGGGGTCCCTGGGGTGTTGAGCTGGATTGATGACTCTCATGCGGTTTCCGCTTGGGTCGATGCCGATGGCGGAACCCCGACGCCCCCGGGCGGGGAGATCCCATCGAAGCCGGTTCCGCTAACCCCCGTTTATGTCGCGGCCGGCCTTGTTGCGGTGACTGGGGTAGGATGGTGGCTATGGGCTCGGAAAGCTCGGCGATAGTCCTTCGGCAGGATGGCTCTCGATACTGCGGCCGTTGTGCACGTGGCGTAGGACATGACGTTCTCGGGTCGGACGGCCTCATGCACATACGAGCGTGTCCGACTCTAGGGGGAATACCGCAAGGCTTCGGCTCCGCCGCGGTCGACTTGCAGAACCTCGGGGTCACGATCGACTCCGGCGACGCCTTCATGGTCGCCAAGAAGTGGGAAAATGCGGTCCAGGCCTACCAAGCCATCATCCCGCAAGTTGCGACGATCAAGGCGCAGGTCACTTCTTGGCCCCCCGAAATCGATGGGGTCCTCACCCAACTGCAAGCGCTCGACTGGCACCTCGCTTCACCCCAGACCGCTCATACCGCCCAAGACCTCGCGAAGCTCATTCAAGCAGATCTAAGAGGCCCGGTTGCGTCAGCGCCGCAGATCACCCCCGCTACCCCCGTCAAAGCTACTTCTACGTCGACACCGACTAGCGTTGCGGCGGCCGCTTTGTGGGGCCTCGTCGCGGTGGGCCTCGGGGTGATGGGTTGGATGATCTTCAAGGGGCCCAAGGAAAATCCCACCGGCGGCGGCGGAAGAAAACTAGGAAGCAAGGCCCTTATCGCCAAGGGGCGCGGGGTCACCTTCGAACTTGCCGACGGCCGCGAGATTCATTGCTCCGGAGCGATGATGCATGACCCGAGCGGCCGATGGTGGCCTTCAAAGAGTGTTTTGATTGGGCCGGCTAAGCTTCGAGAAAGCCGGGTTGATATCGAAGGCGATGCGAAGGCTTACTTTGGTCGGAGCGACGGTCACCTCGGAAGGGTCAACACCCCGCCGAAGGCGTTGAGGGATTGGTCTTACTTGGGGGAGGTGGCGGACATCTTCTACACCCGAAGTGGCCGACGCGCGGGCTATTTTCGCCATGAATTCAACAAGGGCTTGATGTCACTCTTGGGGGGCCACAAGAAGGTCCGCCTCTACAAACGCGGAAAGTTTTGTCGGTTGGAGCTCCCCCGCGGTGCTCAACTGGACGACCGTGGTTTTGTGCGCCCCTAGGAGGCTTCGATGCCGATAGATTACCTCGCTCGCCTGGACTCCAACCGTGAATCCGGGCCCGAATTTGCCGCGACAGCCAAGGGCCGGATCACCGGTAGCAAGGAGAGCAAAAAAGGCCGGCGGCTAGATTTTGGCTACCGCCGTAAGACTAAGAAGAAGGCGCACAAGAAGGGGAGGGGCTTGACATACCATCGCCGCCGCGCTTCACTTCGAGAGAGCACAACTTCAACGGGGAAAGGCAGGTCAGGCGCAAAATCTTCGAGGAAAGCACCGATGGCCAAGAAAAAGGGTCGCAAGAAGGCTCGCACCGCTGCGCAACAGCGCGCTACGCGGAAGATGATCCGCGCCGCAAAGGCCGCGCGTCGATCGAAACATCGGGCCTCCGAGACCCCGCGCAAAAAGCGCCGGTCGAAGGGTAAGCGGCGCGCAAAGCACAACCCGACCCCGAAGCGCAAGCGCAGCAAGGCGAAGCGCAAGGCCGCGAAACGGCGTCGGAAGAGCCGAAAGAGCTCCGCAAGCGAATGGCGTGGAGCCCCTCGTCGGCACGCGAAGGCAGCCAAAAAGGGTTGGGCACGTCGACGCCGGGCGGGCAAAGCCCCGAAGCGGAAGTCGCGCGGTCGCCGCAAGAGCGGTGGTGGAAAGCGCAAGGCGAGCCGAAAGCAAATCGCCGCCGCCCGCCGCAACATCAAAAAGGCCCACGCGGCCCGTCGAGGCCGTATGGCTTCGCAGGGCTTCCGAAGCCGGTCGAGTCGACGTGAAGACTACGCGGCCGAGCGCCGCCGTGGTCGACGCCGTGGCCGATCGAGGCGCAACCCAAGCCAATACGGCTTGACTGGCGGTGAGCTCTTCGTCGCCTCGATCTTCGGCACCCTCGGCTTCCTCGGCGGCGATGCTCTCGACCGCTTCATCGCGACCCACGCCCTGACCGATAAGGGCACCAAGGATGCGAACGGAAACGAGCTCTACGCCGACAACCCTCCGACTTCCGGGAGTTATTCCGGGCTCTTCAATCCGACCGCGATTTGCGCTCCGATGGATCTTGGCCGATGGGCCGCCGGCATCGGCGTTCCCGCGGTGATGTTCGTCACCGCGAGTTTCGTCAAGGCCCCGATGGTCCGCGCTTCGATGCAATTCGCAGCGTTCGGCTGGGGAGTTCGAGTCGTTGGTAAGGGCGCCATCGACGCAATCGCGACGCTCACCAAGGGCATGGGAACCGGCCAGCGCCTCTACGACGGTGAGATGAGGGCCGCGGTTCTCAAGGCGAACAACGGAAACCAGCAAGCCGCCGATTTGGCTTCCCTCCCCTCAGCAGGCCTCGGAAGGCCCCAGCTTGGGAAACCCCTTGGTGATTGCGCTCCCTGCGAGCAAAAAAACCTGGGTTACCCGAGCATGCCCCGGGAAACCTCCCAAAACGCCCAAACCCAGGCGCCGACCCCCCAGATGACGGCCCCGCCGCCTCCTCCCCCGCCACCCCCCGCGGCTCCTCCGCCGAGCCTCAACATGCAGAACCTTACCGGAGTCCCCAAGAATGGCGGCCGAAACCGCTTCAACTGGGGCTTCAACGACGAATAGATCTTGAGCAAGATTCCAGCTTCCGGGGAAACGAAAGCTGAGTGCGGTTCAAAACTGGTGGGCGCCTAAGAGGGCCACCTAACCACGGAGAATCGCATCATGGATTACAGAGGTCTCGTTCAGTCTCGCAATGTCGCCCCTCGGGCGGCGGAAATCCGCAAGAGGGAGCGGCCCAGCGATCGATACCAGGTTGGTCAGGGCCGAGCGCTCGACCTCAGTAAGGTCAAGGACGCCGCGACCCTCAAGTCTGGGTTCGGAAGCATCATCGACCTGATGCAGGAGTCAAGCAACACCCCCTACTGGAACATGGACGTGATCGAGGAAGTCCGATGGACGATGACCGGCCCTCAGGTCGACGAAAGCGTCCGGAGTAACTTCGGCGCGGAGATCGACCTCTTCGGCGCCGGCAAGTCGCCCTTCGGAATCGACTTCGTGGAAACCACGATGGCGCAGACCGGGCAGACCCAGACGAACTTCGTCGCCTGCTATGTCGGCTTCATCATGGAGCCGGAACCCCTCTGCTTCACCGCCCGGGGCAATGCGTTTACGCATCCGACGGCCGCTGTTGCGAAGCCGCCTTCTCCTGACGTCTTCACCCAGAACGACCGCTTCAACGGAGCTCTCGGCGCCGCTTTCGCAGGCGCAAGCCCCACGGGCGTCGCTCTCCCCGCGGTGTGGCGTCACGGGTGGTGGGCGAACTACGTCTGCTGGCACATGAGCCGCGCCTATAACTACCGGTGGAAGATCGGTCAGCACACCAACATCTGCGACGATCAGCTCCGTCACACGGCGTACATGCCTCCGTCGGCGCAGGAAGGCTCTGCTTCCAGCTCTGAGGTCGATACCGTCACCTTCGAGCGCAACCTGAACCAGCGCTACGATGAGCTCGGCACGGCCCTCAACTTCAGCCGCGTCGACTTCCTTCGGCTCGGCTCTGCGGCCACCGGCGGTGTCAACGTCGGGCGGTTCACCCCGACGCGTGACTTCGAGATCGTCGGCGCCACCTACGGCGGCATGGATCTCCGGTCGATGCTCAACGGCAACAAGGAGATGCGCAAGCTCTGCGTCCCCTACGTGATCCCCCGCGGCGTTCCGATCGGGATCTTCCTTCAGGAGTGTGACTCCGTGGAAGGCGACCAGATGCGCCAGTTCCTCAGCATCACGCAGGGCTTCGGCGGGAGCATCCCCCCGATCTTCACGTCGGACAGCAACTGGATCGCGGAGCCGACCGCAGGCGGCGCTTCTCCCGTCATGTTGGAGCGCACCCTCGACGGAACCGACGTCGCGCAGCAAGTCGACGCCGAGCGCGTTGTCTACCAGTCTGGCGACCTCAAGTTGACCCTCCCGATCCGCGGCTTCGAAGTCTCCCAGGATTGGTACAACCAGCTCAGTGCGAGCGCCGACATCCGCGCGGCCGTGTTCGAGTGCGTCGGGATGCGGTTCGCAGCGCAGTGATCGGGGCTACCCCCTGAAAGGAGGTAACCCTCGATGACTCAGCAAGCAGGAGCCTGGATCTCCAACGAGCAACTCGAAAAGCTGCTCTCGAAAACAGCGGGTCTCGGAGCCCCCCCAAAGCCGAAGGTGAAAGCCTTCGGTATGGGGAGCTGCGACTGCACCGACAATGTCCTCGGACCCCTCGCTGCCGGCGTCTACGCGATGCTGGCGGCGGGTTCTCCGAGGCTCGCTCTCGCCAAGGCGAAGGGAGTTCCCCTCGCGCCTTACATCATCAACGTCCGGGCAATCTTCCCCGATACCGCAACTTCGGTCATTACCGGGGTCGGCTCCGACGTCAAGATCGTTCAGGACACCCTCATCGATGCGTTGGTGGTGAGGGTTCAGAACGAATCTTCGACCGCGAACCAAAACCAATTCCAAGCGTTCAGCGACTTCTTCTTCGGCTTCCAGTCGGGGATCGAAGCAAAGCTGAGCATCCAAGGCGCGCCTCGCTACGACGTCGCCAACAAATACACCCCGTTGAGTACGTTGGCCGATATGGTCACCGGGAGCTCCCATTGGCCTGGCGGTTGGGTGCTCACCTATCAGCAGCAGTTGTGGATGGACTTCAACGCGAAGATCCTTCTCCCCTACGCGCCGATCGAAGTCGTCTGCACCTACCGCGGCTGGGTGCCAGTAACCCAATCTTTTGTTACAATGACGACCCGCGAGGCCATCGACTCGTTGCAGAATGACTTCGGGATCGAGATGAGCGACTCCTACATCAAGATGGTCCTCTCATTGTAGGACCGCGATGGTGCAGCCCCTCAACCCCGAACTACTCAGAGGGAGCCGGCGCGTCTCGGAGTTTGAGACCACCGGCCTCGATGAGTTCTTGCAAGCTCAAGGCGGAGACCCCTTCGGCGGGGCCTCCTCCTTCGGCTTGAGGGTCCCAACCCTTGCGACCTCGGATAAGGCCTCCCGGTATCTTTTCTTGGGGGCCTCCTTCAGCCTTGGCGAAGGCGGGGTTGCTCGCATCGTTGGCTACCGGCAATTTGCCTCCCTTGGGGTTGCAACTTCTCCGACTCGATTCGTCGAGCAGGAGATCATCTCCCCCAACTTCCGGTTGCCCGACGGCAACATTTCTTGGCACATGCATCGACTCGGGCCCCCGAATAACTCCGGGTATCCCCTGACCGATCCGACCCCGCTTGACTTGAATAGCTTCAAGCGGCTTTGGGCTGATGGCCCTTGCCTCCTCTACAACAAATACACTATCGCCGCAGGGAACCGGATCTACACCCAGCTCACTTCCTACCAACCGCCGATGTTGGGCCGCCCCTGGGGAACCCCCCTTAGCCAAGGGAACCACTCCACCTTCTTCGACCTCCGGACCCAACAGCGAACGCACGGCGCCTGGCGTAGCCTCGACATCACCGTTGAAGGCCCCGACACCATCGCGTTCTTCATCAGCGTGAAGCAAAGCTCCGGAGCCTACCCCGCGTTGACTCCAGCGCTTGGCCTTCCTCTCGAGGAGAACTTCATCGGCAACTTCGGCAGCGACGAAGGCGGGCGCCCTCGATATTGGCGGGTCGGTGTTTCCCTCGTGGTGGAGATGTAAATGAAAACTTGGATCAAAGCTCCCCTCGGAAGTGGCCCCTTCGGCCTCGGAGCAACTCCGATGCTAGTCGAAAAAACTTGGTGGGTTGCTGCTAACGGGATCACCTATAGCCAAGGCCTTGCGGGTGGATCCGGCTTTGGTGACCTCCCCGCGGCGCAATCGGCGGCGGCGGATCTGATGGCCTTCTTTGCCACCAATGCCCCTTCGCGAGATTCGGTTCCGCAAGTCTCTGCTTTCCAGAGCGCCTACAATAGCTCCGGGTTGCCTGGGAGCCTTACTGTTGACGGCCAATATGGGCCCAACACTCAGGTTGCGTTGAACAACGTCATCGGGCCTTCGCAGTTGGCGCCCCAGAATGTTTTCAGCGACGTGGTGCCTACGACGCCGCAACCTGACGAGCCCCCCGCGCCGGCTCCAACGACTCCGACGGCCATTACCCCCGCCGGAGCCACTGGGATTCCAACCCCCGTCATCATCGGCGGTGCCGCGGTTCTCGGAGCCGGCTTGATTTACTGGGCCTGGAAGCGGAAGAAGCATCATCGATGAGTTGGATGCCTCGACTGGCTTTTGGGCAACCGGATCTTCCGCCAACGCCCCTCGCGCAGACCGCCGCTGATCTGATCGGCTGGCTTTCGGGCAATCCTTGCACCCAGCAACCCTTTCCGGAATGCCATGACTTCCAGGTGCAATGGAACCTGGCTAACCCAAACAACCCGCTCGTTGAAGACGGGAAGTATGGGCCGCTAACCCGCGGGGCGCTGCAATTCGTGATGAGCACCCTCGGGCAGGGGACCGCGCCCCCGGATTGCTTCACCCCTAGTGTCGCTCCGCCAGTTGTTCCGGTCATTCCCCCGGCTCCCCCCGTTGTCCCCCCCGTTGTGCCTCCGGCACCAACCCCGACACCGCCGACCCCAACTCCGACTGTTCCTACGAACCCCCCACCGTCGAACATGATTCCGTTTGCTCTCATCGGAGCTGGAGTCGCGACCGCCGGTGTTTTCGGCTACCTTTACTGGAAGAAAAACCGCCGCCGAGGATGATCCCCATGAAATCCGTTACCGCTCTGGCTAACAAGGCCTACACCTCGATCCTCGGTGCCCTCGGGCGCGGCGCGTCGGGAAGCCCCTCCGGTAACAACCTGAGCCAGACCAACGCCGCTCCCATCGGGCCCGGCGCAACGGTGGAGTGGGACTCGAGTGCGTTTATTTCCGGAACCGGCAAGGTGTTGGTCGTTGGAACGATCAGCGTCGCCCCCGGAACCCTAGCCGACGGTGACGCGGTAACCGTTCAGATCTTCCGCGATGGAACCACCCCAGTCGGCGGCACCTCCGAGGTGAGCGCAGGAACCGCAACCGGGAGCGTCAAAGCATTCGGGGCCGCCACCTTCATCGACACTCCGGCCCCCGGCGCCTCCCATACCTACGGGGTCAGGGCGTCAATTGGCGGTGGTCACACCGCGCAAATTCTCACCGGCGACGCGACGATTGTAGTCGCGGATCTGTAAAACCCGGACCGACGGAAAAACCATGCCCCCTATCCCCTACAGCACCTACGTCGGCACAATCGCAACATCCGTCGGAACCCCTCCGGGTGGCGCCGGAGCGACTGGGCCAGGGGGTCCTTCTGGTGCGACTGGTCCAACGGGCCCCGCTGGTTCCGGCGCGACGGGGCCTACCGGAGCAACGGGAGCGACTGGCCCTGGGGGAACCGGCGCTACTGGTCCCACCGGCCCCGCAAACCTGGTCTCGACTGGATCGTCCAGTAACGGCGCCCCCGTTGTTCTGACGGGATCGCTTGCAACTGTTGCCACCGCGACGGTAACGATCGTGGCCGGGCAGAGCATCATCATCACCGGCTACGTCGCTGCTGGCGTCGCCGGAAGCTCAGCCGGTGGTGCGTTGGAGCTCGACATTCAGATCGATGGTGTTTCGGTGATCGGCGGCCCGATAGAGCAGGGTTATGCAGGCGGCGCTACCGCAGTCTCAGCTGCATGGGCTGTTGAAGTGGGGCCCGCAGCCGGATCTCGCGTACTGACGGTCAAAGCAGCCGCTACGGGCGACGGGACTCTGACGGTCGGGGCCGGGGGCGGTAAGCTCATGCGCCAAGTCGTCGTTGTCTAAGGCCGGGGCTGATTACGGCTATTGACTTCGCTCCCTGATGCGTTAGCTTGCTCTCCAATGAGCAAGCGAGGCTTTGCGGGCATGGATCCCGAGCGCCAACGGGAAATCGCGAGTCAGGGCGGTAAAGCGGCCCAGGCGAGCGGTCGGGGCCGACGCTTCACGAGCGAAGAGGCCAAGGTCGCCGGCAAGAAGGGCGGCAAGACACACTCGCGAGAGCACATGGTCGAAATCGGCCGTCGCGGCGGCCTACGAAAGGGGAAAAATGGCAACGGTTGAAGAACGCCTCGACACGATGGCGAAATGCCTCGAGCTCGAGATGAAGTATTCCAACGCTCTCGCGCGACGGGTGGGGGCCCTCGAAGCAACGCTCAAGGCCATGAGGCCCCCCGGCCTTTATGGGAGCGCTACGGAGGTTCCGGGCGATCCGGTGATCGATATTTACCTTGAAGGGAGGCCCAATGAAGCCGCTCGGTGATCGCATCTTCATCCGCCCCGATGAGCCTGAAGGAGTGACCAAAGGAGGCCTTATCATCCCCGAGCGCGCAAAGAAGCCGGCCGGAACCGGGGTGGTCGTTTTCATGGGGCCTGGGTTGCTCTTGAAAGATGGAACCCGCTACCCGATGCCGGCCGTGCAACCTGGAGATCGGGTGGTCTTCAGCGCGCAGGATCCTTTCCCGAAGGTGAAGATCGACGGGGTTGAGCTCTTGTCGATGCACGACGATAGCATTCTAGGGGTGGTCGAGGAATGAACCTCTCGAGCCGGCGGCTGCGACGCTACGGAGGCCTTCGCGGAATCGAAGCCATCCGCGCGGAGCAATTCCGACGCCTCAGCGTTTTGATCAACTCGGGCATTGATGAGGCGACCCGCGATCTAGTGAAGGCTGCTGCCGAGTTCCTTCACGGTAACGAGCGACGGGTTTTGAATGCCGCCCCCTGGAGTCTTCCGTGGGCGATTGAAACGTGGGCCGAAGCTTTCGGATGGGAAGAACCGCGCGGCGCGGCGCGGAGTGGGAAGTAAAACAAGCGAAGGGCCATGAGCCTTTTTCTAGGAGACGAACAATGAAGCTCGATCCGACGCAAATCATCACCGGTTGGACCGCCCTCATTGCGGTGGTCTCCATCGTCAACAAATTCCTCCTCGGCCCCTTCGCCCCCAACGTGGCGCGGTTCATCTCGGCGATCATCTCGATCCCGTCGGGCCACATCGCGAACGCCATCGAGGACTTGGTGCAGCTCTGGGGGGACATCACCCCGCCGCCGCCCCCAGTTGGACCCAATGCTTCTGGAGGAACCTCGACTCCGAAGCCTCCGCCCCCCGCTGCGATGCGGAACGTTGGTTTTGGCCTCGGGGGTTTGGTCATCGCCTTCGGTTTGGTCTTCGGCGGAGCCGCTATAGCCGGCGACGTCGGATGTACCCCCGCTCAACAAGCGATGTTTTCCAAGGTCGAGCAGGTGGTGCTCGATGACCTCGCCGCCGGTAAGACGCGCGCTCAGATCGAGGTTGACGTCGGCAACGCTCTCGCGGGTCAGCCTGGGGCCGATGTGGCGATCGTGTTGGAAGACGTTCTGACCTTCCTCATCGACGCGGGGTATGTTCCGGCGAACGTGCTTCCGCAGGCTCGGATGATGCTCGCGGAGGAGAGGCCGTTGGCGGAAGCGCATCGAAAATGAAACGGATCGCGCAAAACCTTCAAGCCGTCGCCGTCCGTTGCGTTGAGCACGCGAAGGAAGACGTCGCCTTGATGACGTTCGCCGCGAAGATGGCGATCGACGCCTTAGCCCCCGTAACCCCGAAGAAGGCCCCTAAGCGATGAAAAAGGATTGCGTCACGATCACCGTGCGGACCGCTATGGGGGAAACCATCGCGGAGGTTACGTGGTCCTCAACCTCGAAGCAAGAGGCCCTTCGCCGCCTTCGTGAGATGGTAAAGGCCGTTGAGGCCTATGCGCCACCGAAGAAGCTGAAGCCAAAGACAAAGCGAAAGGCCAAGGCTAAGCGATGACCTTCCGAACCGCAGCGCACGAAGCTATCGCGAAGGCCTTCAACGGGAAGTTCTTCGGCTACATCCCCGACGCGGACCACAAGAGGCGCCAGAAGGATTCGACGCTGAGGTTTGGGGCCTCTCCGACGGTCCCGCAGCAAGATAGCCTCGCTTCATTCCGGGCCCCGCTATTCAACCAAGGCGCGACCGGAAGCTGCACTTTTCACGGGACCCCCCAAGCCGTTTATACCTCCGCGGCGGCTTCTGGTAACCCACTCCCGTTTGTCCCCTCACCACGTGTCGGCTACGCGCTCGTTAGAATCCTCGAGCGGCAAGATGCGTCGCAGCCGCTTACCGACTCGGGGGCCATGCCTTCCGACCTTTTGACGGTGCTCCGGCAATTCGGAGTGAGCCCGATCCAGGCCCCGGCCCCCGACGGCCGCTACTCCGACATCATGGGCCCCGACGACGTTGCGGCCCTCAACCTCTACCCGCCAGTTACCATCGTTCCCAACGTCAACAATGAGCCCTCGTTGTTGGATCTGGAAACCTCCGGGTTGAAGCTCCTCACCGGGGAGTATCGCATCGACGAGAGGAACCCCAACTTTGCAGCGCAGATCCAAGCTTCTATCGCATCGAAGGCGACGGCTGGGATCGGCATCTTCGTCGATAGCGGCTTCATGAATTGGGCCCCGGCCCAAGGCCCGATCAACAGCATCGACCTCAACGATCCGCAAGGCGGGGGCCATTGGCTTGCGTTGGACTACTACTACACCACTCCGAGCGGGGTCGTTTTCGGGGGGCCTAACTCTTGGGGAGCTGATTGGCCAAGTGGAGACCCGCCTCCCTCGTCGCCCTTCTGGACCCCGGGTTGCTACGAGCTCACCGCCGCTTGTTTGGCGAAGGTGATGAGCGATTGTCTCCTCTTCCCAGTGAGGCAACTATGATCCTCCGAGAGATAGCCATTCCCCTCGTTGCTTTCGCGGCCATCGGGGTTTTCATTAGCGCTTGCCCTCCGAACCCCGGCCCGGTCTCGCCAAGCTCTGATGCCGCCGACGTCGGGGCCCCACCTGCGGTAAAGGACTCCGCGCCGAAACCAGTTCCCCCCGATGCTTCGGTAGCCGATTGCCAAAGCGCCTGCGATGCGATGAACCGCGTTGGCTGCATTGTGCTCTCCGATTGTGCGGCGACGATTTGCAAGGTCAACGCGGATCCTCGCTTCCACCACTATGACCTAGCTTGTTTGGTCAAAGTGTTGGTGCCGGCTGACGTTGCGGCTTGCGGGGCCGATTGTAAGCTCTCTCCCCCATGATCCTCAGCATCCTCTTCGGGGTCTGGCTTCTCGTCGCGATCGTTACCTTCGCGATGCAATTCGATCCCGACGATTGGGTGGCTGACGCGGCATTGGCCTTGGTTTTGGCCCTTCGTCTTTGCGGTCGCCTTGGCGATGGCGATTTGTGGTGCTGCGACCGAAGCCTATAGCCGAATGCGAAAAGCCCTGAGGCCCCATCATGACTGATCCCGCGCAAGAGTTTTTGGCAGCGCTTGGCCGCATTGGCCGCCGGGCCGCCTCCGCCGCCATCTCGACGGTGTTGAAGAGCGGCGCAGAGCTTGGGCATCACCTCACCGATGCTCTCACCAAATCCGCCGATGCAGCCGAGAAGATGAGCAAGGGGGAGCCTTACCAAAGCCCCTTCGAAGAAGAGCCAGACCAGGAGAACGACAATGGGTAGCGATTCCTTCAAGCGACGCCTCTCCCCCCGGCCCCCCGCCACCAAGTGCAAACAGTGCGGCGTCGAAAAAGCGAAGGTCGACCGCGCCGATGGCCTTGGGGAAAGCTGCGCGCGCGTCAAAGACCAGGCGGTACAGAAGGCCGCCAAATGGAAGCGGGAGCAGAGCCGATGAAGCCGGCGCTTTATGGAGTCTGGCTGCCCTTCCAAGGCGACGGCGGCCGTTGGCTTCAGGATGTTGCCGGGTTTGATCTCGTGACCCCCGACGCTGATCATGCTCAGGAGGAAGCTCGTAGCAGTCATCATTCCGCAATCGCGGTCTACTACAGCCAAGGGCACTACTTCCACCGGATGTTTGAGCGGTGCTGCGCCTGTCGCATCTCCCCGCCGAAGGCGAACGGCCGATGGTGTATTCACTCCAACCCGCCCTCTGAGCTTCAAGACGCGGAGCTGACCCGGAAGCTTTGGGATACCGACGATCGCGTTGCGGCGTTGACCGTCGAAGCATCCGAGGGCCGAGAGCCTTCCGAAGAATTGCTCCAGCGGCTATTCGACAATGACGTCCGTGGCCTTCGTGGTGAGGCGGAGCAACGCGCAAAGGCGATGCGGTGACGGTTTATCGGATGCCCTTGCCGCCTCGGCGGAAGGCCCCACCTGCGCCTTGGGTTGCCCGCTTCTCCGCGTGGGCCCGAGGAATCATCCAACAACATAGGCGCTGCTGGATCTGCGGCGAGCGGATGCCCAATTGCCAGGCGAGGCGATGACCCCCTGGCTTTGCGCCATGTTTCTCGCTGCGATGGCAGTCTCGGTCGATCTCTGGAGATTGCATCCCGCGCTCTCGGTAATCTTCGTCGTCTCGATCTCCGTTGGAACTTGGGTGCGCTGGCGAGAGCTAGCCGCGGCAAACGATGAGGAAGCATGAGCAAGTTTTACGCATCTGCGATCGGGCCCGCGCCTCGGAGCCTCACTTGTGGGGGCTGCGTTGCCCTCGATGAGATCCGACTTGGCGTCTACCGAGGCCCGACGCAATGCAAGCGGTGCGGGAAACGGCCGGCGATGTTCGTGACGCAAGGGATGGCGAAGCTAACTGATCAAGAGCGAATGGCGTTGCGAGAGATAGGGCTTCCTGGTGAGGGCCCGGTCTCAGAAGCTACGTTCGAGGGCTGCATCGCCGAGGGCTGGGGCTACTGGGGCGATGATGGCTACTGGCACGTCACGGCTGCGGGGCGGCGCGCGTTGGAGCTCGACGAAGCCGCTAGAGCGTCGTGATCGCGCTCCTCGCCCTCGCTTTACAGGGGGCACCTCCGCCTTTGCTTCCGCCCCCGACTCCGGCGGGAAGGCTCTACACCTCGGCGGAGCTCCACGTGGGCGTTCGCGAGAGCATCTACCTTAGCCCATACGAAGTGGCGAGCGGGATTACCCTTCAGATTTCTTGGCTTCATCTGCTTTGAGAGCAGCGAAGGCCTCGGCTTCGGCGCGGGTGTCGAACCACCGGTAGCAGAGTTGCCGGTCAAGGATCCAGGTCACTATAGCGCCGGTCTTTTTGCTGCCGTTGAATGCCATGGTGGCGTCTTGGACGATGGGCTTCATGTTCCGTCCGAATCATCGGCGCGCGGGAACCCGAGGCGCTCTCGCATCTCCGGCGACATGCGGTGTACCCAGAGCGCTAAGCCCTCGACGGCGGTACGCCGCATCTCAGTAGCTGATAGGCGCTCATCAGCGATTCGAGTGAGCGCCGCTACAAGCATCCGCTCTCGATGCGCGAAAGCGGGTTCAGGGGCGTCCTTGCTGTTGACCTTGTACTGTTCGAAGGCCGCCATCGTATTGAGATGAAAAGTATGTTCGGGGTCGAACGGCTTCATGCTTTATCCTTCTCCTCTCCATCAGACGGCTTGCGCTCGAAAAGATTCATCTTGCGCCGGACCGCCGCATCGGCTTCGATTGGTCTCCGATCATAGAGCGCGGTTGTCGCCGGGCTCTTGTGCCGCATAAGCCGCTGCGCTGTCGCGAGATCCGTTCCGCGATCGAGGATGTCAGTGCAAAAGGTCCGGCGTAGATCGTGGGGGGAGAATTTCTCGCCGAGGGCCTTGCGTGCTATCTGCTTACAGAGGTGCTCTAGCTTCCGCCGGTTCAAGAGCGCCGTCCGGGGGTTGACGCTCCCGTCTTTGCGGACGCGAACGATGAGGGGCATGCCCTCCCCTAGGTCGAGCTCCGCGCGGACACTAAGCCATTCCTCCAACGCGCCGATCACCTCGTCGCCGAGGGGTACGATTGCTTCGTCACCGCCCTTGCCGATAAAACGAAGCTCCTTCGTACGGCGATCGTACGAGTTGACCGTCAAGCACGCGACCTCGGAGGCCCTGAGCCCGGCTGCGAACATGAGCGCGCACGAGACGAGCAAGAACGAACCGAAGGCGCTCCCCGGCCAATCCTTCGCGGTTGGCCCTAGGGCCCGGCAGTGGTTGAGCACACGCTTGGTGTCCTCCCCGAGCCATCGCCCCTTCGGTAGCCGGCGCACCTTCATGTTCTTGACCCCGATGGCGCGCGTGTACTCCTCCCCGGTCATGAGCTCGTCCTCCCAGGCGCACCGGAGCACCCCCCGAAGCGCGCAAAGGGTTACGTTGACCGTCCGGGGGCTATAGGCGCGCTGCAATCGAAGTCGCATGTCCGTCGTGTGCAGGCGCCGAAGCTGGTGCCAAGCGACGTCTTGCGGCGCGATGCCGTAGAGGGCGCCGATGCGCGCGAGCCCCTCAGCCATGGTCTGCGCGGTCCGCGGGCTCTCGCTGAGAGCAAGGAACTTGCGTACGGGGTCTAGCTCCGGGGCCAAAGCGTCTACTAGTGCAGCGCGCGGTAACGAGAGCGCTCCGCCAAGGGCCGCGGGAGACGACTTATCGACCGTCGCAAGGCCATCGGCCTTCGCCCCACGCCAGGCCGCGAAGCTCTCGCCTAGCTTAGGTGACGCTATCCGCATCAGCGCTCGTACCTTGGCTAGCTCAGAGGCGGACTCTACCGCAGCAGCGGGCGGATCATAGGCTAAGTCTTTGATATCATTGGGTTTTTCGTTGCTATCAACCATGTGCACCGCCCATAGTTCGGCCTAGGCCCGAAACCTAAGGCCTCGGTCGGGGGCCGTCAAAGGCCTCGGGTCTGGGGTCTAGGCCCTCAGGCCAGGCCTCGCTTTAGAAGGGGTAGGCCCCTCGGGAGGCCTTAGCTCATTGCAAGGGCTTTGCGGCGTTGCGCGGTGGGGAGAAGGGGGGTTAGCGGGGCGGTTTTGGAGGGCTCTTGGGGGTCGGCCCTAGCAAAGCTCCGCAGGTGCTACAGGTCGCGCCGGTTAGCCCAGTGGGGCCAGTGCCGTAGGTGATTCGCTGTTCTCGTAGCTCCCGCGCCTGCAAAGGCGACATGCGGTCATAGCAACGCGTCTCGGTCGCTTCCCAGAAACGGGCATCCCAATCTCGGAGGGCTTCCGTGACGTCGTCTTGGCTCATCGTCTCACCCATCCTTTTCGATCCAACATCGGCTCTTGCCTCTCTTCGTTCCAACAGTGGCCGCATTCGAGTCACTTGCGGGTGTTGTGGGTCCGTCGCACTAGAGCGAGTGACGGACGGCCGTGACATTCGGGACAGAGCTCATCGAGGATCATCGACGGGCCCTCGGCGGATCGTCCGGATGTCCGAGCGGCAACTTGATTGGGCCCATGGCGTCACCCTGATCGGCTGCCTTAGGCGGCGCACCGACGAGTTCCAAGTTACCGAGCGCGATGTGGCGCACCATCTTCGCGCGCACTTCGGGGGCGATGTCATCGTACCCCGTTGACGTGTCGGTCGGCTCGTTCACTCCGACGTGGCCTCCGAGACCGCAAAGGCAGTCGTATCCGCAGTCAACGACAGTCCAGCGCTTGGCCCCTTCCTCCCCTTTGATCTGACCCGTCGACTTGAGAAAGTAGCCGGTCAGTCGCACCTTCGACCCCACGGGGGGCCGCACCTGCAAGCCTCGTTTCGATGCCATCGTCGTTCTCTCCCTTCCCTCTGTTTGACGCGCGGGGGCGCGATTCATTCAAACCTTGGCGCGCATCCGGATGAACATGCCCGGGCCGGAGTTCCGACCGCTGAACCTGACCCCGTCGACGGTCGCGCGCCAAGCCCAGATCGTGTTTCGGACGCCTCCGAGACCCCACTGTTGCCACTTGCCCGTCAAGATGAGAGGGGCGATCGGGGTACCCTCCCACGTCGTCAGGGTGTAGACGCCCCCATTCTCAGAGACGTAGGCGTTGACGAGGCCCGACGCGACGTCGACGACGGAACCGAGGGCGGCGAAGGCCTTCCCTTCATGGTGGACAACGCCCGTTTCGACGCGCGCGCCATCGGCCTGAACTTGAGTCGAGCTCGAAAAAGTCGTCATGATCGTCTCCCTTGTGCCTGTTTGACGTGGGGGCCGTCGATTCATTCAACACTTTTTTCTCCCGGCCCCCATGTAGGGGCCAGAAAAAAGAATCGGGGGGGTTGAATGAATCGGGTGGGGGAGGCGTCAAACAGGGCAAGAAAGAGAGGCGGACGATGGCCAAGCCCAAGATAGTCTACCGAAACCCTGCCGCGGTCGTTTTCGCGGTCCCTGGAACTAGCCTCAACATCATGTGGGTTCGTGGGGGAGGCCTCTCAATCGGGCGCCCTCTTGTCGCGGGGGGCGCCACGAGCCGCATCGAGCACCCGACGGCCAACGGCAGTTACGCGACGTTGGCGCAGGCCTCAGCGGCCGTTGCCGCGTTTCTTGCCGCGGGGGGCGCATGACCCCCGACAACTTTGAGGCGGGATTCGCCTTCGCCATTCAACTTTGGCGGTTCGGCATGACCTGGGAGGCAATCTCCCACCACGAACACTACGACGCTAGCGCCTACGGGCGCGGCATGTACGCGGCCGTCGAGGCGATGAGTGGGTGGGTGAACGTCGCGGAACGCGAGGCACGTGCCTTCGGCTTCGACCATGACGCGGCTCGGGCGCTAGTAGCGCAAGCGGTAGACGCATGATTCTCATGTGGGTCCCGCTCCTCGCCTTCGCGCTTGCCATCGTTCCGGCGACGCTGGCGATCGGGCGACGTTGAATAATCGGGCGAGGCGGCTCGTCAAACAGAGACTTCAAGCAAGAAAGGCGGATCATCATGCGCGGTTGGACGGACATCGGCTCAGACGTCAATTGGGGCGACTACGGGGGCAAGTGGGCACGGCGCGCCAAGGACGGCTCTTGGTACGTGCTTGACTTCACGAACATGTGGGATGCTTGCGGCGAAGAGGACTGCAAGGCGGACAGGCAAGCCCAATATGTGTGTGAGGTCAAGCGGGTCAATCTCTCGACCTTGCCGATCGATCGGATCAAGTCAGCCCTCGCGTGCGTCGGGTCGCGGATGACGGTTGAAGGCATCGTGAGTGACTCGGGCGACCTCATTGCCGCGAAAGACTCCGAGGGCCACATGCTCGCCATCGTCGAGGCTTGCGTCTCTTACGGAGCCGTCGAGCCGCTCAATTCGTTCGGCGGCGATAACTACCCCTCACGCGTTCGAGCCGATGCGCGGCGCTACGCCGAAACCTGCATGAAGGACGCGGCCCTACTCGCGGAACGTCTCGCCCGACCAGTCAATAGGCTTGGCTCGACGGCTGCCGAGTACGGACGAGGGGACCTCGACGCGGCCCTGAACAGTGGTCCCTTCGATACGGCGAAAAACCTCATGCGAAAACTTTCGGGTATGCCCCCCGTTGTTTGAATATCGCCGTCGATGCCTCCGTCAAACGAGGCATCGAAGGCGGAAGCCAAACAAGGGAGACGACGATGGCAGAATTCGATCCGCGCTGGGATACGCTCACGCTCTCGTATGAATGGCCGATCGAGCGGCTTGAGGGGCAGCGCTTGGACGACGACATCGAGTCTTGCCTTACCGCTGGCTGGCTCTATCGGACGCCGATCGGCAACGGCTGGGTGAGAATCGGTCTTACGTCGGCTGGCAGGCGGCAGATTGCTATGGTGTCGGAGCAGTACTCTACAGACTAAAAAAGAATCTTCGCGACTAAAGCTTCGCGCGGAAGTGACGTACTCTTGGATATGGGCACGAAGGAGGATGAGACGATGTCCATCGAATTTGAGATCGACGGCGCTGTCGGACCGCGCGTCAAGGTGTGGGGCGACGTCGACGCGGGCGAAGTCGACGCGGCGTGCCCTGACGGCTGGGAGGTCGATTGGGATACGACGCCCGCCAATCTGGACAGCACGCGCAACGGAGAGCGCGGTTACGCTCACCCCCTGCGCGCAGCCTACGGAACGGCGCTACCGGCTGGGCGTAGCTACCCGGATAGCGACGATCCGATCGCTGTGACCGACGCTGATGTGGAGTCGCTCCGCACGGCCGCCGGTCAGGCTGGCGACTTAGCGCAGGTCGAGATCTGCGATCGGGCGTTGCGCCTTGTCGGGCGAGACGTCGACGCGTGGGAGCAGTGCGAACGGGTGATCCTGAGCTGGCGCGCGGAGAAACGATCATGATCTTCCAACCTAAAGTGCGGGGCCTATACGTTCTCATCGCAGGGCGCCTGTTTCGCGTCAATAGTCCGCGTCAGACCAAACAAGCGGCGGCCGAATTGGCCCGCTTGAACCGACCGATGGCGCCGATCGAACGGTGGACCGGTCAAGAATGGGTAACGACGGGCGAAACGCTCCACGCCGGGGCCAAGGTGCGATCATGAACTTCCCCAAGGCTCCGCCCCGTCCCCGCGACACCCAACCTGTCGAGCTCACCGAAGCTGATATCGAGGCCTATTTTGCCCCGGAAGATGAGCGGCCGACGATTGAGTTTGATTGCATCGCCTTCTTTGCCAAAGTCAACGAGACCCCATGAAAGCCTTCGCCGAAAACACTTCCGTCTCCGTCGAGCGGAGCAAAGCCGAGCTCGACACCCTGCTCGGGAAGGCGGGGGCCAATAGCCGGGGCATCGTCTCGGATGATCAGCAAGGGCAGGCCATCGTCGCCTTCGCGCTTGGGGGTGGCAAGTATCGGTTGAGTGTGCCTTTGCCGAAGCCGAGTGACTTTCCCAAGAGCGGAGATGCCCCCCGGGGCTGGCACGGCTGGGCCGAAACGAAACGAGCCCAATGGCGCTACAGGCAATGGGAGCAGGCCTCTCGCCAACGCTGGCGGGCCTTGATCCTCGTCGTCAAGAGCAAGCTCGAGATTGTCCGGCTTGGGTTGAGTAGCGCTCAACGGGAGTTTATGGCCGATCTGGTGCTATCTAATGGCCAGACTGTCTCGGAGATGATGGCTACACCCGGCAACCGATTGTTGCCGCAAAGCACAAGCGAGGGGCCATGAAACCCATCGGCAAGGCCACCCACCGTATGCGCGAGGCCTACTCGCTTCGAGTCGATCAGAAGAAGGAGCTTTCCGACATTGCGCAACGGTTTGGGGTTACCGCCTCAACGATCAAGGCATGGGTTGCGCGGGTGGGGCGAGAGCCTAAGCAAGGCCCGGCGACGATTGCGCTCACACCGAAGGGCCAAGATTGGCCGGTTCACGTCGCTAATCTCATCCAAGAAAACGATCATGACTGGATCGTCACCAGTGTCGTGCTGGGGGCCCCCGTCGTCTTCCCAAAGTCCTATTGGCAGGCCCAGAACATCCAACGCCCCAAGGTTTCTCTATGAAAAAGTTCCACGTTACCATCAACGCCCCCGGCATCGGCCTGGTCAATCTACAGCTCCCTCGGACCGAGGCCCAAGTTTCCGACCTCCGAACGAAGTATGAGATCCTAGATCTCAAACAGGTGGAGGAATGCCCTCCCAACGATTGGAGCGTCGCCGTTGGGGCCCTCGGCCGATTGGTCCAACGAGGCGGGCCGGAATTGGCCGCCCGTGCGGAGAAGGCCCTAGCGGCATTGCTCGGGGACCAGAAGTTCTTGGCGGCTTCGGATCGGGAAGAGGAAGAGGAAGAGATGCCGCGGAGGGATACGCTTAGGGGGATTGGACTCTGATGGGCGCCTGGGGTGTGGGGCCATTCTCCAACGACTCGGCGAGCGATATGGTCGCGGTGTTGAGCCGCCATATCGAGACGGCCATCAAACGCAAGGCAAACCGAGCCGCAAGCTACCATTACGCTAACGCGAGGGCAGCGATTCAAGTTTTGCTGCTCTCGCATGGGACCGATATCCTCGGGGGGCCGCCGCTTCACCCGGCGCTCGACGCACTCGAACGAATCAAAGCCGACGAAGAATGGATCAACGACTGGCGCGACCCTCGAGAGATCATCAAGCAACTCGATAAGGAGATCCGACAAGTGAAACGAGCGATGGCAAAGTGCAAGGGGTGTTCGCCCCGGAAGCTTAGGGGGAAGCGATGAGCCTCGCGGAAGTCAGGGTGAAGATTGCCGAAGTCAAGAAGCAGCTCGACCCGGAGCCTCGAATCCTTCGGTTTGACCATACAATCGGGCTCCTCGCCGATGCTCTTGAGGAGCTCGCTAAGATTATCGAGGAGCATCTTGACAGGCCGGCACTAGAGGCAAGCAAATACGGCACTGTTGGGCGTACGGGGCCTCGATGAAGCGCAAGCCCTCCCCCGCCGGCCCCGCGACCTGCGAATGCTGCGACGCTGACGATCCCATCGGCGGCTTCTCAACGTTCGAGGGTTTCCTCGTCTGCGGCGTGTGTCGACGCGAACAAGCCGCGAAGCTGTCAGCCCGACGTCGAAAGGTTGACCAGAAGACCCTCGCGACGTTGGGCGAGGTCATCAGGGCGAAGAGGCTCAAGCTATGAAACGTCGGGCCACCATCCTACCGCCGGCCCCCGACGGCCCCAAGCTCCGACGGCGCCGGTTTTTGCCAACCCCTGAGCCGAGCGCCCTCATTATCGCCGCCGATGAAAGTTGTTCCACCGGGAAAAGTTGGGAAGCGCCTCCGGCGGAACGAAGAGCTAGCGATACTGAGACGGTCAAACCGAGGAGAAAATGATGGCGGATCTCAACGAAACAAACTTTCGCGAATGGGCCCAGAGAGTAATCACCAAATACGTAGAAATGGGCCTAGCCGTTGACGCGCTGGTCTGGGCCCAGATTATCGGCCTCTACAATGAGGCGCTCGACAAGAAGGAGAAGAAGCAATGAAGTGGAGACGGAGAAGGTTTCAGCGGGCTCGTAAGAAGGCCCGCGAGGCGACGTGGAAGACCTTCAGGGCGCCGGCCGTCGCAAAGGTCCGAGAGCCGCGGTGGCCTTGGAAGCACCCGCGCAAAGAGATCGTCGGGGCCCTCGGCGAGGCCTTACAACAAGACGAATGCGAATCAGCCCTTGCCGCCCTAAATGATCCCCTCCAAGGCCCGTACCTATGAACCCCAACCCCATCAAAGCCCCCAAGCCCCTCTCCTCCGGCGACTTCTCAATCCGACGCCGAGGGAGCTTCGTTGGCTCCGGCCTCACCGAGGAAGAGGCTTGGAAGAGCTTTCTCTTTGAATGCCGCGGCGGGGGCCACGTCGAAATGTTGAGGGGCGCGATTGTCGTCGCCTGGCTACGAGGAGGAGTTTTACCGTCATGATTGTGATCAAAAACAACGTCGGCCTTTTTCTCAAAGGCTTTTGGTGGGATCGCCTCCTCGGGCAAAGGGCTGACTGGGGAAGTGACGAGCATGTTTGCTTGGTGTGCCAACCCAACGATCGGCCCCGGTTCGAGCTTCTTGCAAAACTTGTCGGGGGAACCGTCGAGGAGGTATCGCCGTGACCAAACGAATCGAAAAAGCTAAGGAGCGGCTTGTAATTGAAGCCGTCAAGTTCGCTCGCTCCGAAGGGAAGGATCCGAGGCCCTACCATCTCGCGGCCTTCGAGCTCAACGCGGCGCTCGCTGAAGCGCGGGTGCAGGCAGAGCGGAGGCTTCGGTCGGTCAAGGGGGCGACGGAATGAAACCCCTCAAACCCGCGGTAAAGCAACCGATGCAGCCGCTTGTGTTCGACGCCGAGGGAGTCGTAAGGTTTCAGGCCAACGCCGTTGTAGAATGGCTCTTCGAGACGAAGCGAATCAACCTCAACGATATTATGGTCTACCAATTCGACGTCGATGACCTAGAACAGTTTTGGCAGCTCCTAGGCTATTCCGTTAGTGCCTACGCCGACCTCAGCTTCGTCTCCGATGAGACGTACTTCAAAGCTGCCGCTGAAGCAGAGCGGATGCTAAAGGAGCCCAGGTGATCTACGAGATCCGCAAGAAGACCTCGATCGGCCGGTTGCTGGGGACCGTTGAATCAACTTCCTTCGTCGGGGCCGCTTACCTAGCCGCACGGAGGTTCTTCAATTTGCCGTTCGCAGCCCGGGATACCGGGTGGGCTGGGAAGGCAGGAACGTTCCTGGCCTACGAAGGCGAGCACGTTCCGCCGATCACGGCCGAGAAGCTCTTTTACGTCAGCGAGAAACAACGATGACCCCCTGGGAGTCAACCCAAAAGCTGAAGGCCGCCAACGATGCGGCGCAGCATCAACACTCACCGGTCTTGGTTTCCGCGACCCGGAGGATTGTGTGGTGCGCGTGTTGCGGGGCCATCAAGATTGCGGATCAGAGATGGGAATTACCAAGCGAGAAGCCATGAGATGGATCCGCACCCATCAAGGCGACAAGGCCCACGCGGTTCCTCACCGCTCGCCGACGACGCTCTGCGGCATATCGCTAAAGGATCACGCGGGGGCCATCGTGGTCCTAGGGCCGCTCGTGGAAAGGTGCGGCAACTGCGATGGCGAATGGTGCCGCCGAGGCCGCAAGAAACAACCGAGACGCGAGAGAGACTTGACCGACTACAAGCCAAGTTACACGATCGCAGACTGGGAAGAGCTATGAACCCTCACGTTGAAAAACGCGGAAGTCTTTACGTCGCCGAAGATGGATCGCTCAAGTGGTACAATCCCGAGACCGGTTGCATGACCGTACTGGCGCCCCCGCACGTCTACAAGAAGCCGAACCTTTTGCGCCGAGCCCTTCGCCGCATCTGGCAACGGGTGTCTTGGTGGCTCGAAGAGATCGAACCCGAATGAGCACCTGCGATTTATGTAGGGCACCGATCGGAGAGCCTGGGTACGGCAACACTGAGACCTGCCCAGGCTGCGGGCAGGAGTACTACGGCGAAGGCGATGGTTGGCCGGTGATCTCCCTGGACAATAACCAATTGAACTTACTACGCCGAGCAAAGGGGCTACCTGAGCTCCCAGCCGAGACCAAATGAAGGAAGATCCCATCTTCGCCGTCGTCGCTACGTTTGCCCTCGTCGTCATCGCGGCGATGGCGATCTACAAGATGATGGAAGGCCTGAGGCCATGATCTTCGAGACCATCATCATTGGGCTCTTCGCGAGCGTCACCGCGGTAACACTCGGGGGCCTCTGGTTTGCGGATCGGTTGATGAAGCCAGGGCCTAGCAGCTACGAGGAGCAGAAGGCTTTACTTGAGCGCGCTCGGGAGGATGCAGACCGAAGGATCGGTAGGGCTACAAGCAAGGAGTCGGCCCAAAGTTGGCTCAAGGAGCGGCATCGACTTGATCAAGAGCTACTCCAATTAGCCGCCGAGCTCAAAGAGGAAGAATGAAAGGCCTCACCTCCTCCGAATACTGGGCCCTCTCGACCGCCGTCGGTGACGTTTGCTCCTCCGCTTGTGAGGCGGCTTTCCATTTTCCCTTCGCGGTGACCCAGATCCTGACCGGGCTTCAAGAGCGAGGCCTCGTCGAGATCTACGACTGCGCGTGTGATCCGGAAAACGTTTGCCATGCGAGAATTACTTCTCTTGGGTTGGAAGCGAAACGGATCTTCGAGGCGATCAAGGTGAGGGCATAAGGGCATGACCAAAACCGACAAATTGATAAACTTGGTTCTTGACCTGGCGTACGTCGACATGAACCGCCAGCCTCGTTTCATCGTCGAGCGCTTCACCTACTCCGGCGAGGGCTTGCCGGAACGATTCAAGGCGGGCGAGCGCCTCATCTCGGTAGAGTTTCGACCGGCCACATCGCAAAGCGTTGAAACCGGAGTCGGGCGTACGCTCGAAGAGGCTCTCTACGAGTGCGTTCGCATCCTTTCCTGGACCGCGGAGCGCCTTGAAGAGCAGGCGGGCGAAGCGGAACGGAGCGAGGCCGATAACGTAAGGCGGTGGGCAGCCGTACGCGCAGAGATCAAAGCGGCGTTGGACAGTCAATGATCCAAGTTATCCGCATCGACCGCCAGACCTGGGGCATCAAAAGCGGCTTCAGCAATGTCGTCAGGTTCGAGTGCAAGGCGACCCCCGGGATGCGCTGGGATGACCCCAACAAAGCTTGGGTAGGCTACGCCGATGCAGTCGCGGTAACCGCGGCCCGGCTCCGAAAAAGGGGCCTTCAAATAATTGGGGGAGTCGACGGCGCCGTAGGGATTCCGACGATGCCAGTGGCCGAGAAGGGCCTACGAGGCTACCAGATCAAAGGTGTCGAGTTCCTCATCGCGAAGGCTGAAGAGGGCTGCATCCTTGCCGACGAGGTTGCAATGGGGAAGAGCGCTCAGGCGGCAACCGCAGCCCGCGCATTGAAACGCAAGACTGTCATCGTGTGCCCGTCCTTCGGGCGGTCCGTATGGCTCGACCCGAAGGATGGAGAGCTCCGCAAGTGGTGGAAGGATGCGAAGGCCATCGGGTTGAAGGGCGTCAAACCGGAGCATAACCTAGCCGTCGTCGACCTCGATATTGTCGTCATCCACTTCGACATCCTCTACGCCTGGGTTGACATCCTCATCGCCTGGGGGGCTGAAACACTCATCGTCGATGAGCTACACTACTGCATGGGGGGGAGTAGCCGAAGGACTAACGCGGTAGCGAAACTGGCCGAGGCCTGCAGGTTCCGTATGGGACTCACCGGGACCCCCATGACGAGCCGGCCCCGTGACCTTCACGCGCCAGTCGAAGCTATTAGCAAAGGTCGCTTCGGGAAGTTCTTCGCCTACGGGCTCTGCTACTGCGCTGGGAAACAAGAGCAGATTGAGATCCGAGTTGAAGGAGTAAAGACAACCCGCAACATCTGGAAGTTCGATGGCTCAAGCAAACTTGATGAGCTCAATGCTCGGATGAATTATTCTCCCGCGACTCCGTGGGGATTCATGCTCCGTCGGTTGAAGAGCGAGGTTGCCTTGGAGCTCCCCGCGAGAACCAGACAAATTGTAACCCTCGACGTAGCTCGGAATTTTGTTACCCCGATCGGCAGCGCGGTCAAATCCGATAAGCTCCTTCGGCAAGCGTTGAACTCCGCGGCTGACGGTAAGTTCCCTCAGGTGATCGATCTTGTCGTCGGTCACCTTGAAGCGGGTCTAAAGGTTGTCGTCGGGGCCCACCGTCGGGCTATCGTAGCGACGATCGCAGAGGGGGTAGCGCAGAAAGGCCCTTGGCGGATTGAAACGCTCACCGGCGAGACCCCAATGAAGAAGCGGGAAGAAATTCTAAAAAGCCAACCTGACCTCCTTTGTGCGACGCTCGACTCTACGGCGGGGGCTATCAACCTTTCGTTCGCTAGCGTCGGGGTTGTGGCGGAACTCGTCTGGGTGCCGTCGGTCCTTACCCAATGGGAGGGCAGATTCGGGCGGGAGCCCGGAAGAAATGTTCTGATCCAGTACTGCATCGCCAAAAACTCAATCGAGTCGCTCATAAAGCGCGCCCTCATCCAAAAGCTCGATGCGTTCACCTCGGCTGTAGGGAGGACTGATGATAGATTGCAGGAGGACTTTCGAGGGCTCGAGGGGTCATCGGCGGCGGAACGGATGCAGAAGCTCTACCAGCGATTGAAGGAACAAGACAAATGAGAAACACCCTCAAATATCTAGCCCTCCGTCTCGGGGGCCTCCTCTTCAACCTCTCCGCCAAACTCCTCGCCTTCGGCGACGTCTGGGAGACCTCAAAAAATACACTCGTCGATCCGGAAGAGAAAACCGGCCGCTGGAAGCAGCCCAGCCCCAATGAGAAATGGAATTGACCATGAAAAAATTAGCGATTCTGGCCGTACCTATTTGCTGCGCGTGCAGCAGCGAATCCCCGAGACCCCCCGAGCTCGGCGATATCATCTTCGATGGGATGACGAATAACGTCGTTAGCGCATCGATCAGCCAGCCTACATCAGGCTTTGCCGCGTACGGCGGGATCACTAATGGTGGCCTAGGGGCGGGCGGGGGAGCCGGGTTGGCTCTCGAGCTCTCCGGCTGGCCCCCGGCCGACCATATGGCTGTTAGGGCCAATCCCGTAAGCGGCGGTCGTCAGCAAGACTGGACGCTGACCTCGATTTATTCAGGCTGCGATCCGACCGTTAGCTACTGCTCTCACTACGGGATCACGCTACGGCAGGCTCCCGGATGGTGCCTCGACACGGATGGTTACAACACTTTCGTTACCGCCTGCCAAATGGAGCCGGCGCGGGGGTCTTGGATCAGTCAGGACTTCATCCTGGCCCCGAATGCGACGCTCTATAACTGGGTGTACGACCATTCGATCACGGCGTCGTCGGCCGGTCAAAACGTAACGCTGGAAGCCTGGTCTCAAGCACTATCTCAGCGGTGGATTGGGTTCGGATTCTGGAGCGCTTTCGACACGATCGCCACCGATACCTGGTCCTACTTCATCGGTACTGGTTACCTCACGGATACGAGCCACGGGGCCTTGGGCGGCACGCTCTCGTACGGCAGCGAGAACGGGGCCTATGCCGATTGGTGGCCGGCGGTGCAGCGGCCAGGGCAGGATCAGGAGTTTGTCTCCTATTACTACAAGGGGCCCGTAGGCGATTCCGATGGGATCGCGTACGCCAGCCGATACACGAGCACTTTTGCCGCAAGTGCCGGCGTGTTCCTGAGCGAGCCGGCATCTATGAGCGGTCTACTCACCTGGCAGTACGGGACGCAGTGTAACGCTTGTGGACCTAGCCAATTTACCCCACTGGGCGGGCAGAAATGGTTCTTCTCATTCCCGTTTGGGTCCAATTCCACCGGGGTTTTCCAAGGATGTTACTTTAGCAACAAACAAATGCGCTTCGGGGGCGCAATCGCGACGGCATCTCCGTCGGATACGACTACGATCTTGACTGGGAGCGGCGACGTGACAACGGCGATGGAGATCTCGCCTATCATTTCGGCGCACCCATGACAGGCACTAGCTGCGAACTCGGAGGAAAGCTGTCCGCTGCGCGTGATCGGCTGCTTGAGATGTCCACCGCACGCATCGCCGAACTCGAGTCAGCGCTTAGGTCGCAAAAATGACCACCGCCCCCATCGACGCGGAGGAGCTCGAGGCGCTGAGGGAGTTGCTGCGTGTTGTTCGCGTTGCGATCTCCAACCCAGAGGATGAAGCGCTCGTGGTGCAGACAAAGAAAGACGCGGCTGCCGTAGTCCGTCGCCTCGACGCCATCCGCGCGCGGGCGAAGCAGGCGGAGGCGAAGTGCACGTGCCCAACGACGGTCCGCGTGCAACGGATACTAAGCGATTGCCCGCTACACGGGACGCGGGCGGAGAGGGAGTGATGGAGATGTTGGCAATCCTGGCGACGATCACGACCATCGTCGTTCTTTTGAGCTTGCCGTGTAAACGGAAGCGGGCGGAGAGGAGGCCCTAGAAGAACAAATTCAAGATCTTCAAGATGACAACAAATTCCTAGCCAAAACAGCTGACACATGAAAATAGCCTACCTCTTCATCGCTATCATCGCTCTTCTCGAGCTAGCCCTCATTTTTGGGGCTTTCGGATGCGGCGGCGCCGCCTTCACTTTGCTTGGACCGGATCCAACCGGCGAAGCGGGCCCCCCCGAAGCAAGCCCCTCTGAAGCGAGCCCCCCTGAGGAGACACCCCCAGATGCGAGGCTTCCGGATGCCTTCAAAGCTCCCAAGCCCGACGCCGGGGCCCCTGACGCTTCCCATGAAGCCGAAGCCACCGAGGCTTCCATTGAAGCTTCCCCCGATGCTGATGCCTCTGACGCCTGCACTCCTATTCCGCCAAGCGCCTTCACTTGCGGCACCGATCGAATCGCGGTTTTGGCTCCGGGCGACTTTTGCGTCGACGAAGCCGCCGCTACAACTGCGCCGGGGCATTCAATCCCTACCCCAAACCCCTGTCGATGTGACTACAATTGCCGATGTATCCTCGCCGCTGACCCCAACCCTTGCGCGGTCTACGGCCAGACGGTAGCGAGATGCATCGATAATGGGGCCCCGGGAATGAAGCCGGGGAGTGTGGTGGTTTGCCAATGACTCATCAATGGTGGTGTGAGGGGGGCCCTCTATGCATGTGCGGCGCTGAGATACAAACCAACGCTATCATGGCCGGCTGCACCCCCAAATGGCATGACGGTATATTCGGGCCCGCCTGGCACTGTACCTGCAAAGGGAACGTTCACGGCTGCGATCAGCAATGTTCAATGATTACCCTATCGAGCCTAGTGGCTAATGATCGATATTAGCGGCCCCCAGATGCTTCTTCTCATCGCCTTTTGGATTGCCTCCGGCTGGATGGCTTGTCGAGCCTTCCATGAAAAGGATCTCTGATGGAAACCCGCGGTACCCAAGAGCGCTTCACCATCCAAGAGCTCGTCAACACCCGAGGCCGGACCTTCACCCTCGCACTCTTGAAGCCCCTCCCCGAGGAAATAATCGCGAGGGTCTTCTACGGCCTCACCGTAGCTGATGGCCTCTTTGCTCAGCTGCAGAAGATCCTCAAGGAGAGGATGACCGATTGATCCCGTGGCTCCTCTTCCTCTTCCGCAAGGCGAGGCGGGAGTTCTGCAAACGTTGTGATGGCTACGGTTACATTCCCTCCGATAGCCCCCACATGCTCTACCAGCAATGCTCCGACTGCAAGGGGTCCGGCAAAACCCTGCCTTGACGTCTACGGCCACTTGCGCGAAGACTTTAGGGATGAACGACCTCGACGGAATCCGGGGCCAACTGGAAATCCTCACCTCGAAGGTCGACACCCTCATCCATCGCATCGAGACGCGGATCCCGATGGTCGACGGCCTCGACGATCGAGTGACCCGATGCGAGGTGATGACGAAGAGCCTCGCCAACACCGCGTTGAAGCTTGCGGCGGCCAAGGTGCTCACTAGCTGGCTCCCTGGGGCTATTGCGGGGGCGGTCGCGGGGGCCGCGGTGGCGCTCGGCATTTTGGGCCTCCTCGGTGGCGTTGCGATGGCTCACTAGAGCTGGTATTATCCTCCTCGGGATGACCACGTCGATCGATCTCAGAGGCCAGAAGTTCGGACGACTGGTCGCTGTTGCTGTAGCCGAACGTCACAATGGAGCCGTCTGGCTCTGCCGGTGCGACTGCGGTAATGATAAGCTCGTCCGCAGCGGGCACCTACGCAACGGCGGTGTGCGATCGTGTGGGTGTGAGTCGGTTGGACGTAAAGCATCGGCTGCGCCCTGGATCGACATCACCGGTGAACGATTTGGGCGGCTAGTTGCCCTACGACCTGAGCGTAGAGACCGTGATGGTAAATGGGGTTGGGTGTGCCGCTGCGATTGCGGGCGCGAGATGCACTCCTTTGTCACGCGACTCAAGTCCGGCAAGACAAAATCTTGCGGATGCATAAATAGGCCCCACGGGAGATCGAAGACAAACGAGTACAGTATCTGGTGCGGCATTATTCGCAGATGCCAAAACACCAAAACTAAGTCGTATATCCGATACGGCGGACGTGGGATCACTGTTGATCCCATTTGGCTAGGGCCGGGAGGCTTCATGCGGTTTCTAGCCGATATGGGCCCTAGGCCATCCAAGAGCCATTCGGTGGATCGCATTGATGGCGACGGGCCATACGCGCCTGCTAATTGCCGTTGGGCGACGCGGGTCGAGCAAACGCGTAACCGCCGATCTACACGCTGGATCGTAGTCTACGGCGAGCGCATGAGCCTCAAAGAAGCCTGCGATAATTATGGCGCAGACCTTTACTTAGTGTGGACGAGAATAACTAGCCTTGGATGGTCCGCCGAGAAAGCGTTGACCACCCCAAAACACCGTAGCGCTAACCACACCGGTACTTCCGATGATCTAGCGCGAGCTATTCACTACTGAGGGCGTTATGGCCAAGGGAAGAACTCAATCGGCGTTAGCCCTATGGGCACGACTTGCGTACACTTCTTTTTTCGAGAGAGTACGTGTTATCGCAGGTAGCTCTGTCGGCTCAATACCATACGGCGCCCTGACGGCAATTCAGGGGGCATCCGCACCCGTCTCGATCCTTCTTCCAAACGCAACCACCGCCGCAATCCCGCCGGGGGCTGGTTTGAAAGAGGCACATAGTGTCGGAATTTTGGACGTAGATGGGGCTCAGGTGATCACCATCACCGCTCCGGACGGGAAGCTCATCAACGGGGCATCGTCGCTGGTGCTTCCGGCCTCCGCAGGGGCCTTCGCGATTTGCTTCTACGACGTCTCCGTAGGGGCCTGGTTCGCCATCACGGCGCCGACCGCGGGGGGCATCTTCACCCCACCCCCGACCTACACTGCGAAGGGAACCACTCCGCAGGCGCTCACCGGAAGCTTCGTTGCTATCGCCGGAGCAAGCGTCACGACGGCCCCCTTCACTGCGCTCCAGAAGGCAATCATCAGCTGTAGCCTCACGATGAGTGCGGCTGCTGGGACCCAAGACAACGTCGCGATGCAAATCTTCGACGGGGTTGCGACGACGCAGATCGATGGGTTCTCTCAGACCGTCGGTAACTCTGCGGTCGATGACCTCCCTGGGCTTTCGACCGTCAGTTGGACCCTCGAGGCGCCCGGCAACGGTCTCGCGCGAACCTTCGGGATAGCGGCCGGCGAGGTAGCGCCAGGGGTTGTCACGGTCAACGTAGCGAGAACCGTTGTAGCCATCGTGGACGGTTGAGCCATGAGCAGACTCGAGCGCGGCGGTCGGATTCGTCACGGTGGGGTCTACGGATCCGATGCTCCGGGGGGCGCCACTGGCCCTTCCGGCCCCACTGGACCCCTAGGCCCCACGGGAGCAACCGGCGCTGGAGTAACCGGAGCGACGGGGCCTTCCGGCTCGACCGGACCCAGCGGACCGACGGGACCCACTGGAGCAGGCGCAACAGGCGCGACAGGCGCTCAGGGCGCTACCGGACCAGGTGCTGGCGCTACCGGACCGAGCGGGCCGACAGGGGCGACGGGGCCAGCCGGCGCAACCGGCGCAGGAGTCACCGGAGCAACCGGCGCTCTCGGACCAACGGGGCCTTCCGGACCGACCGGACCGACCGGCGTAGGGGCGACAGGGCCAACCGGCGCGACGGGACCCGCGGGGGCCTCCGGAGCTACGGGGCCAACCGGCCTAGCCGGCGCGGCCTCTGCCGCCAACGTCATCCGAAACGTATCCGCTGTCCCGGTGGGGGCGACGAACACGACGGTCGCGACGCTGATCGGAGGCTTCACCATCACCGCCCCCGGCCAAACCGTTGACCTTCACGCCGCGGTCACCTTCCAAAACATAAGCGAGGGCCTCGCTACCGGGAGCCAAGTCACCGTTGACATTTTCGTCGATGGGGGGACCGTCATCGGGACCGCTCAGCAAGACGAGCTCCTCTCCGGCCAGACCTTCTGCGAATGCTCTACGTTCATCGGTGACCAAGGGTTCTCCGTCGGCGCCCACACGTGCACGCTAGTTTGCACTGCAACGGGGGGCTCCGGGAACTGCCAGGTGCCGGCGAGCGAAGGCCGGTTGATGATCCGGCGCTTCGGCCCCTAGTGGGGGAGCGGGGGGATCCCGCAACGGGCCGCTAGGTGGGAAGCCGCTAAAGCGAGAGCAATTCCGACCCACTTGATGATGGGGTTGCTCATCGCTTCCTTTAGCCCCTTGGTGATCGTCGGTCGCTTCGAGTGGTTTCCGTTGATGGTGACCTGGGCCACCGGGGGGGTCGGGGGGATGATGAAGCGAGCCGTCGTCTCGACGTGGGCCTCGGAGCGGGCCATATGCTCTTCGAGCTTCCGGATCCGGTCATCACTCTTCTCGTGGCGGCGCTCATCCTCGGCGAGGTGTTCGTCGAAGCGCTTGTTGAGGGCTCGGAGGGTGATGCCCTCGCCCATGTCGCGCTGACGCTCCCTGACTATTTCTTGTAAAAGCTCGAATAGTAAATCGTTCGATGAAACGCGTTCAGCCATTGACGTCGAGCTCCAGTGCTTGGGTAAATGAAAGACCCCGTCGTAATCGCTGCCATGCTTTCGAGTATGCCCAAGTAGGGCGAAGCTCTTGGAGCCATTCGGGTAATGTCATCTCTCTACCGGCGTAAGCGTAGCGCTTTACCGTTCTTTTATTCCTGTTCTGCTGAATAGTGGTTGCCCAATAACAGTTATCGGGGCTGTAGCCGCGATCGTTTTTTCGACGCTCGATTGAGTGCCGCAGCGATGGGCGCCGGCCCATGTCCTCTCGAAATAATATGAACGACTTCCGCCACCGATCGCATACCGTTATGCCGCGGCCTCCATAATAGGAGTAACAGTCGGCCTTAGTGTTATAGCAGCGGTTGAGCATGCTACGCCAAACACTGTATTCTGATGTCTTATACCCCCCATGCTTTCGTCCGTTTTGCGCCTTACCGCATCCGCACGTTCGCGTAGTTCCGCTACGAAGGTTGTACCCAACAACATCTGCCGTACGTCCACATGAGCACCGGCAGCGCCACAACGCCTGCTGGCGTTTAGTGCCAACGCGCCGTATGACCTTTAGATTACCGAACGTCTTTCCAGTTAGGTCGATAGTGACATCCGGCGCAGCCTCTGACCTTCTACATCCACACGAGGTCGACTTGCCATTCCTTAGGTTGTAGCTGGTCGAATTCGCCGTTCCGCCGCACGAGCATCGGCAACGCCATTTCGCCTGCCCTAACGGTGTGTTCTCAGCGCGTTCCTCTACCGTGAGTCTTCCAAAAACGCGTCCGGACAGATCGATGGCCCTCATTGACGCAGATGATAGCTATAAACTTGTTCGAGCGCTAGGTCTATGTTAGTCTTGGCTCAGATGCCCCGCGACCCCTCGAAGTTCCCGAAGGCCAACCGGCCGATCTCTTTCTCAGACGAGGAGGACACCAAACCCGATCGCTTCGTCGCCAAGTGCCCGGCCTGCCCAGGGCCTAACGGAGAGCCGACTGGGGAAATCGTCACCGAGACATGGTTCGAGGGCCACCTCCACAAGGCGAGCCGACAGACCTGCGAGATTTGTTGGGGCAAGCGCTTTGTGGATCGGGCCGCGCTGTCGAAGTGGATGGAGAGACAACGCTAGTCGCTGGCTCGGCGAAAGACGCAAAGGTTTTGGGTAAGCCACCCAAGGTGGTACCCAGACCGGATGAAGGCTAGGGCCTCCTCGGCCGCATCGACATCGAGCCAGAATCCGGCAGCGTAAAATTTCTTGATCCAGTAAGATTTAGGTTGGAGGTTGATGTGGCCGTTGCCGCCTTGGCCGGGTCGAGCCGCGCTGAAGTAGATTAGATCCGGCTCGCACATCATAAGAAACTCGATATAGGCATCGGCCTTCTCTTCGGGAATGTGCTCGCCAACCTCAAGGCTCAAGATGACATCGGGGTAAGCTCCCACGCCATCGATAAACTCTTCCCACAGCTCAGTGATGTCGAACCGAGTAAGGTATGGGCCTTCCACTAACCGCTCATCGTTATCCACCCCATAGGCCTCGATCCCAACCTTCCGCATCTCTTCGACGTAGATCCCAGGCCCGCACCCCACATCGAGGATTCGCTTATCCGGATGCTTCTGGCGGAACCAAGAAGCTAGCCGAATCGCTTGGGGGGTTTCTTCGTCGGTGATCTTCGTGAAGTCGCAAACCGCGCTCGGGGGAGGTAGGGGTTGATCCACCAGAGGCGGCAATTCGACCGACTCTGAGGAAGGGAGCCCCAAGGTGTCGAGGTCTCTCATCTCGTAGTAGCCTCCCCACCAAACTGAAAGGATCCGGGAGAAGTAACGCTCGTACAGAACCGCCGCGGCCTCGAGAGAGTAGAGCGACGACGCCCTAGCCTTGATCGCGGCCCTATCCCCTACGGTCAACGTCTGGGCTCTCATAGCCGCCTCGACGAACTCACGATGAGTCGCGCACCTCCATTCAGGGAGGGTCGTCTCTACAAACGCTCCATAGTCGGTGGTGATCGCGGGAGTCCCGCAAAGCTGCGTTTCAGCGGCGGTGCCCCCAAATGGCTCCCTGAACGTTGTAGGGCAGAAGGTTGCGATGGCGTTGGTCATCAGTAGGTTTCGCGTCGGGATGTCGACATGGCCAATAAAGGTAACGTGATCCGGCAAAGCTCCGGGATCGCCTTGACCGGCGAGAACCAACTTGGCTCCGATCGCTTTCGTCACCTCAACGGCGACGCGCCAGCCCTTGTCTTCAATGATCCTCCCTACAAACAAAAAGTAAGGCTCAACCTCTTCTCGCGCGAGGGCAAACTCGGAAAGGTCCCAATAGTTCGGCACCACCGCATCGTGGAAATCGCCTACGCGACTGTCGCGTCGACCATGGAGCCAAGACCGATGAGTCTCGCTCTCGTAAACGACTCGCTTCGAGAAAATTCCATAGTACCCACACCCATACTCGACCCACATAGGGCCGGTTGGATTACCTGAGTAGCTTCCGGGGAAGTGATCCGCGATCGGTTGATGGCAGCACCCCGAAAGAGAAAGGATAAAGTCACCCTTTCTAACCCGGGCTTTCAGAGCCGGGATCGCGCGTTCCGCTTGCAGGCGCCAATAGGGTTCGTTACTGTCCCAACGAAGATCGTATAGCTTTTGCTTGTTGTGGCCTCCGAACCATGAAGACCTTTCCTCTTCGGTTAGGAGCTGGACAATCTCGACGCCATGGCCGACGTTCGAGCCTTCGTTGCCATAGAGAATGATCTCGTGGCCTCGCGGGGCCATGGCGGCCACGTACTTGACATCCTTCTGAGTATAGGCGCAGGCGTTCCAATGTTTGTTGACTTGTACGTGGGGCATCGTCACCATGTGGAAGCGGAACTTGCGGTTCATCGCAATACCCATGCGCGGCCAGAGCATCCGTATTCCCCATGGAGCTCAATAACCTCCCCCTTCTGCCTGGTCCATCTCTCGAGATCCGAGGCCTTCAACTCATGTGGGTGCCCTTCATGAGGCGGGATGTCGATCCACTCGAAGATCTTGAGATGCCCCGAAACGGCTCGGGCGTTGGCAATGATCTTCTCAGGATCCGAGCAGTGCTGGAGGCAGTTGTAAATCAAAGCCAAATCGAATCGGCCGCCCCCGCCGTTTGTGTCGATGTCTTCACCGCGGGCCTTATGCCAAATTATCCCAGATAGGCCATACCGCATCAAAACCCAATCGGGATAATTCCCGGGGTCGACGACGACGCTTCGGGGCTTCAGGTTTTCACCTTTCAACAAGACACTACAGGGGCCTCCGCCGATGTCGATCACGCTTCGGCCGCCGAAGTCATAGTTTAGGGGGCTCCGCCAAGTCTCGACCCGCGGGATCTCCATCAACTCCATGTAGAGGATCTGTTTTGATTCCTCCCCGAAGCTCCGGGTACAATCGGCCCAGAAGCTCATCTCAAAGTCGTCGGAATGATCGGCATGATTCATCCCGCGAGGCTAGCTCCAATCGAAGCCAACCTCTCGTCTCAACCCCGTCTCAGGTATCGAGATCCTCGGGAGGCGTCGGCTGGCCTTCGTCGGGCAACACCGGCGGGGCGTCGTTGATGGTGATTGGCAGGGGGCCGGGCGGAGGGATTTCGACCGCCGTCGACAAAAACAGAGCCCTCTCCAGCTGACGTCGCTTGAGGAGACCCGCCACTACTACCATCTCTCCGTTGACCCGCGCGTGGCACCACTTGGGGAACTCGTCGGCGGCCGTCGCGAAGCAGCCTAGGTTGATGAAGTGGAGCAACGCCGAGGTAGCCAACGCGCCGGAGCCGAGGTTGAAAACAAACGAAGTCAATGCATCGACTTGATTTTGGTTCAGCTCCACCTTGACCATCGAATTGATGGCCGACTCCGCCGTCGCGATGTCATGGCGAAGAAGATCCATCGCTTGATCTTCGGTGACCGTAATGGGGTCGCCCATCTTCAGCACATGCCCAAACCCGATCGTCGGCACCCCCGCGATGTCATGGTAGACCCGCGGAACGAATCCCTCTTGGCCTGCGATGAATTTCAATCCCTCAGGTGAGGTTTTCATGATGGCTCCTCCACCGGGGCTTCGAGGCAAGCCTTGACCCTCTCGAGGCATTCATCGCAACAGATTTCCTTGAGGAAGTTGCCGAAATCATACCCGACCTCGTTGAGGGTCACCTCAAGCTTCGCGATGAGCACCGTCTTGAGATGAGGGCCGAGTGGGAGCTCATTGATGAAGGCCCGCAGATCCCGCTCGTTGGCGGAGAGGTCATCTCGGGAGGTCATTTCTTTACCCAGGCCAACCGCGGGTCTTCGCGAGCCTCGTCGGCCGCCAAGATCCAGCGCGCTAGCACGATCGCGTCTTCGGCCATGCTTCCGCTTTGGCGATCGATGACGCGGCGGGCGACTTTGACGAGGTCCGGGAAGGTGTCAGCCGAGGCGGGGTAGGTCATCCCCAGATCTTCCCGCTCGGCCCCCACGGCGGCAAGTCTCTAAGCCGTCTTCGGAGCCGCAAACGCCGTCGTCGTCACGAGCTGAGTGATGAGCAGAGCCGCGAGACCGATCCCAGCCGTAGCCAACGCCGGGTTCCGGTAAGTGGGGCTAGCCAGACCCACCACCAACCCACCGAGGACCTCCAATCCGACAACGGCTGAGGCTCCCCCGATGATGCCCGTCGGCAAATTAGCCGATGTCATCCCGCTCGCTGAGCCAACGCCCCCGGCGACTCCGCCGACGAGAACTCCAGCGCCGAGCCATTTCAGTGCGGTTGTAACCGGCCCTTTGCCGATGGGGTTGAGCCGGGCGATACCGCGGCGGGAACGACGTCTACGGACGAGGGATCGGCTCATGGGTTCTCCAGCCTTATGGTGGCGCTTTTTCAGCTCTTCTCGTTGGATCCGGTATGCAATTGCAGCGGCTTGATGGAAGTCGTAGCCCTCGCGACGGAGGCGGCGGATGTTCTCACTTCGGGTTGCATCGGTTGTCCCGCGAATGAGGGGCACGATCTGAGTCTAGACGTAGTTGAGACGCCGAGCTAGCATCTTGTCAAGGTCCCGGCCCGGATGACTAGCTCAGCCCTTAGAAGAGCCTCGATGAGGGTAAGGGGCTCGATCAGCACCGCGCTTGCATGGGCGGATCGGTTTCGTGACTGCCTCTTCCGGAGTCATGCCGCCGAGTTTTATTCGACGGACAATCGTAGCCTCGGGGCAATTCAAACGCCTAGCCCAGTCCGATACGTGAAGTCTCTCGCCGTTCGCCGTGATCCATTTAGTCGTAATCCGATTGGAGTTTTGCTGCTCCCGCGTCGCCCACCGAACGTTCCCAGGAACATAGCTCCCACGCGGATTAGGGAAGCGATCAAGCGAGTGGTGGAGGGAGGGCCTAACCCCCATGTCGCGAAGGAAGTTCTCGAACTTCAACCACGGTGGGTGGATCTTGACCCCAGCCCCACCATAACACTCGTATTTGTGGGCGTTCGGATTCAAACAGCGGCTTTTCATCGCGCACCAAGAGCGGTACGTCGGGGTGCCGTGAAAGCCGTGCTTCAAGGGAAGGGCCATACTACTTCCCGTAACCCACACGAGGCCGTCGCGTGAGTCTCGATAGCGCCTCATTTCCGATTTTTTGGCAGATCTACAACGAGACTGGAATCCGTCCGGAATGGCTTATCCCTGTCCTATACGCCGAGAGCGGGCTCAACCCAGCAATCCCAAATCAAGCAGGGCAGCCGTTCTACGGAATCAATCAGGCTAGCGCTAGCTTGATTCAGCAATTCGCTGGAACCGATCCCCAAACCTACCTGACTTGGCCGGCCTCGCGGCAACTTCAAACAGTCGTTCTAGGTTTTATGAAGGGCCTAGTCGCGTCGTACGGGCCGCTGCGGAGCGGGGTCAGAGTCTACCTCGCGAATTTCCTTCCGGCGACTCTACCGGCTGTAAAGCATCTTACCGATACGGTCACCGCTGCACCGAGCGCCTACTACAACGCGAATAAAGGGCTCGATGCAAAAGGTAAAGGCTACATAAGCCTCCAAGATCTAGCGAACTTCGTAGCGCGGGCCGCGGCCACTCAAACGGCGAAGGATGCAATCGCGCAAGCGTATGCCTCAGTAGATACCGGCTCAACGAATCCGTACGGACCTGAAACCGATCCTGTTTACGGTCTAGACTACGGATTCTACGACAAGCACCGCCCCTGGTTCATCGCTGGGGCCATCTTCCTCTCCAGTGCCGCCGTCGCCTACGGCCTCACTATCGACCAACCGCCGAAACGCAACAGACGGAAAAGATCATGACCAAGCCCGTAACCATTTCGACGTTTTCTAGAGTCGCTATCGACTCGCTCACCGGAGGTGGTGGGGGTGGAGGCGCTACCGGCCCGACAGGCCCAGTCGGGCCGACGGGGCCCACTGGGGCAGGTGTCACGGGGGCGACTGGTCCACTAGGCCCGACCGGGCCGACCGGGCCGAACGGTGCGACTGGCGCAACCGGCCCCCTGGGGCCGACGGGCGCAACAGGAGCGGGCGCGACCGGAGCCACTGGCGCTGCGGGGGTAACCGGGCCTACGGGACCGGCCTTCAATGCAACGACGACGGCCAACTTCACTCAACCGGCCGTCGGCTCCAACGTCGTCGTCTCGGTGAGTAACACCGTCGGGGCGGTAGTGGGGGCCGCGGTGCTAGTCGCTGGTGGCGGTGGGGCCTATTCGCTCTTCGCGGTCGGCGTCGGAACCATCACTTTGACCAACCTTGGCTCAAGTGGAGGGGTCACTAACGCAGCTCCGACGACGGTTATCCCCTCTGGGTCCGGGGTTACCTACGACGGGCCGGCTACCCAACTGTTGTCTGGATTAGATTTGGCCTTCACCGTCACGAGCGGCTACCAGGTCACCGCGACGGTGCAATCGCTTGGCGTCGGCGGGGCCGGCGGCACCCTTCCGATTCTTTACAACAACCTCCAATTTGGGGCGACGCAAGCGGCGCCGACTATTTCCCAGGCGACCACCGCTAACCCAACCGCGGAGAACCTCAACATCACCGCGCAGGCCACTACCGCAGCCGCGGGCACTAACGGAAACATCAACTTCAACCTCCCAGCTCCACCAGCAGGGGGGCCCACCCGCTTCTATCGTTTCTTGATGGCGGGGGATGCAGTGGCTTCTTTCGGGGCCCCGGCATCGTCGGCTTCTTTCGGAGCGCTTTGGCTCTTCCAGAGCGGCTTCGGCTTCACCGAAAGCGCCGGCAACTTCACCCTCGAGATCAATCCGGGGGGTCAACTATTTGTCAACTGCGCCCAAAACTCGGGGGTGTGGATCGGCAACAACGACGACATCTCTGACGCCCATTGCCCTGTCGCAGTGATGCCCGCCGGAACCCAGCTCTTCTCTATCACCGCGCAATTCGGAAGCGGCAACGGGGTCCTTTCGTTCCGTCAAGCAAACGCGATCCCGACCGTTGCGATGCCAGCGGGGTACGGGGGGCTCTATGTTGACCCTACCACCGGCAACCTCATGTTTTGGGGTACGAGCGGGATTGCTCGCCTCGTCGCACTAGCCTAAATTCCCCTCAAGGAAGAAGACCATGGAACATCCGGAAGCAGTCGAATATTTCAAGGCCGCCATCGCCAAGGCCGACCCGGTGAAATCGGAGCCCATCATCGCCGAGGAAACAAAGCTATCCGATCGGCATGGCCAAAGCCTCACCCATCGGATCTACCTCCGGTTGGTCTCCGTAGGGGTCATCACCAAATGACGGTCGTAAAGCTCTCCGATCAAAGCCTCATCCTCATGAAGGGGCATCAGGAAACCCTCGCCGTCGCGCAGGCCCGGCTCAACGACTTCTTGGGGGCCACCGCCGCAGCGCTGGGGCTTGAGCCAGGAGATTGGAGGTTTGATCCCACCTCAGGTTCCTTCATCAAGCCGGATCCCCCGGAGCCTCCTAAGGAATCCCCCTGATGCCTGCCGTCAACACCAACTTCTTCGTGCCGCCGCCGGTGGCTCCCCCGGTCTTTAGCCCGATTCGACCTGCAGGGGGCCGCGTTGTTTTGGATGCCTCCGTTGCAAGCTCCATCCGGTTTGGTGGAAGCCCCGCGGCCGACGGGACGGCAGTTGACGCCTGGCAAGATCAGAGCGGGAACGGGGCCGATGCGACTCAGGCGGCAGCGATCAACCGACCGTTCTACGACACCATCGGGTTGGGGGGGAAGCCGGCGATTGTAACCGGAGGCCCAGGCATCCCCCTTTTCAGCACCCCCACTTGGTTGAATTTTACCGCGTTGGTTTTCCAGGTTCCCTATGTGATGGTTTGCCTATTCAGAGCCGACTCCAATCAGCGGGGGGCCTCGAATAGTCAGAGCATGACCATCGCGGAAGTCAGCACAAACATCACTGCGGCCGATGGGGTTATATTGACTAGCTCTAACGGCTGGGGGGCCCGAACTAGAAGGGCCGGCAATACCGAAAACGCCGATACCGCCTCTCCCTCGTTCTGGGCCGGCAATAACCAGACTCAGTATGTCATCGTCGAAAACGATGGGTTGGTGACGAAGATTACCGTCAACGGGGTTCTTCAATCAGTAAGCAATTCCGGAACTGCTCCGGGGGCTGGCGCGATCACCACTAGCGGAACTCTGGGGGTAGGCCATACGGCCTCAAACCCCCTCACCGGAAGCATCGGCTTCTTCGGCATCTGGGATTCATTGAGTCTAACCCAAAGGGGCCAGCTCGATGCCTACCTCCGTTTGAATTGGAATCTGACCAATCTAAATGAAACGGTAAAGTATCAGGTCTTCCAGATTGGCGACAGCATCGCGGGCGGCGCCAATCTTCAGGGGAACGTCGCGTTCCACCTCAACACCCCTTGGGCTTACGCGGGGGCGGCTGGGATCGCGCTCGGGGGCCGGTTTGGGCTCCCCTTCAACATCTCAGTCTCTGGAAGCCGCCTAGTAGGTGGGGGAAATCTCCCCGACATCACGACCCAAGGAACGATGATTGACCCCTATTATCTTGCGGGGGTTGTCAACATCGTCAACATCGAGGGGGGCATCAACAGCCTCGGGACCGACACCGCAGCCAATATCCTTTCTCAGTATCTGGCCATTGTCTCAGCGAGAGTAAGCGCGCTAAATTCGGTGCCGGTTGGAAGCCACCCCCACCAAGTCAACTGCGCTACCATCACCTTCGCTCACGGGTTCAGCCCCGCGAACGAGACCGACCGCCAGACGATCAACGCTGGGATCCGCGCAGCCTTGCCGGGGATGGGAACCGCTAACGTGAGGGTCAACCTCGTCGATGCGGGGGCCGATGCGATGCTTGGAAGCGCTGCCGGCAACATCCCGACGAACACCAACTTCTTCGAGAGCGATGGGCTCCACCCCGCGAAGAGCGGGCAGTACCGCTTTGCAGGGATCTTGATGCAACAGATGCTCGCGGCGGGGCTATGAAGCCGAAAGATCGAGGAAGGGTAAAGCGACTCGAGGCCCTTCAACTCCTGACTCCATCCGGCGGCGGCGGCGGCGGTGGAGGGGTGACCCCCAATCCGTTTTGGCTGCGCGCGGCTTGGTTTATCGATCCGCAGAACCGAACCGGCCTAGCCTCTGATAGCAACGACGGGGCTACATCAACAACCCCGGTCTTGACCTGGAATAAAGGGGTCATCCAAAGGTACGGGACCAACTCACCAATCCTAGCCCAGAACACCACTTGGGCCTTCCTGAGCGGCACCGCACTAGCTGAAACCGACCCCATCATCTTTAGCCCGACCGCCACTAACGGCTCTCAACTGGTCTTCCAAGGAACCCTCGTTACCGCCAACAAAATTGGATCTGGGGTCCTAGCCGGGGTCATCGCGAAGAATTACGCGACGGGCCAGCTCCTCACCGCTGACCTCGGAAGCGCAGGAGCGGTCACAACCAATCAATTGGTGGTCAACACGACCGGGGGTAAAGAAAGCGCCGCCTTTACCTTCGCCAACGTCGCCGGGACTACCTTCAACTTGAGCCAGGCCCTCACTCGAACAACTCTCCCCCTTAGCATCCCCACCTTCGTGGATACCTGGGCCAACGGTGATACCTTTGATGTCTATCTGTTGGATTCCATCGAGATGGCTCAGTTTACCCCGACGTTCGCCGACAGCGTCGCGAGGGCCTACATCCAGCAGTTGGGGTTCGAGGCGAGCACCGCTGGTAGCCCCTTCTATTGGGGTAACGGGGTGGCGCTCCAAGAGTGCCGCATCGATCGACGTGCGGCAATGTACCAGGGGGCCCCGGTAAGGAGCACCTACTGCATCAACTGCGCCTTCACCGACATCTTCGGCATCAACGGGGGAACAAGCCAAAACGCGGTGGCCCTCCTGGTCGATTCGGTTCCGACGACACGCGTTCTAGGCGGGTTTGCGGCAACCACTATCAACGGCGCCATCCTCGACGGCAATGTCATCCTTACGCCAGCGGGGGGTGGAGGGAGCTCCATCAACGGCTGCCTCCTGGCGACGGTCTATGCTCAAATGGGGCTCATCGCCCAAGGGTCGAACACTTTTGGGGCATTCCTCTTCGATGGCCCCCGCTTCTGGGGCCCTACCCAGTACCAGATCGAAGAGGGCCACACCTTCTTGACCGCTTCGGCCGTCTCCATTTTTCTCAATACTATGTCACCCAAGATTATTATTGGGGGTAGCGGAGGCTTCGCTTTCACCGCAACAAGAGCCAATCCTAGCGTCATCAACGGCAACGTTCCTATCACTCCGGCCACCATTGACGCCCAAGCCGATCCGGCGGGGGTGGGGATGTATGTTCCGGGTGTCGGGGGAATAAGTAACACCGCATGAACAGCTTCTGGCTACAGCCGAATTGGGTCATCGATCCGATCAACGGGAGCGATGGTAACGATGGGGCCTTCTCCTCGACACCAGTAAAAACCTGGGCCGAGATCGAGAGGCGATACCAAACCCAAGCCCCGACGTTGCCCCAAGACACCACCTTTACATTCCTCAACGGATCCCCGACCGACGGAAGCGACCCAATCGTTTTCCGGCCGACGATGGCCCGGGGGGCCCGGGTCACCTTTGTGGGGGCCCCGGAAATAGTCGCCTCCGGTAACCTGGCTGGGTTCACCCCGAAGGATTACATCGCCGGTAACCTTCCGACGACAGATCTAGGGGGCCTAGGTTTCCCCAACGCCCTGGTCGTCAACATCACCAAGCCGAGTAAAGCGTGGGCCTTCACCGCCACGGCCGGGACATCCTTTAGTCTAAGCCAGCCGATGGAGGCCTCAACAATTTCCCTGTCGGCACCAAATATGGTTGATACCTGGGCTAACGGCGATGCCTTTGAGATTCAATCGTTGGTAGAGATTGATTTAGCTCTATTCGAGCCGTTGATGGCCGAGGGGAATAACCGGGCAATCATCCAAAACCTAGGCCTCTTAGGCGGAGGGGTATGTTACCTGGGGGATTCCGTTGCTTTGCTCGACTGCCGATGCGATCGTCGGGTGGTCTTATCAAAACCAGCTTCGGCTCATTCGACGGTTTTCCTCAACTGCATCTTCACCGACTCCCTCGGCCTTCAGGGGGGCTCCCCATGCACTACCGGGATCGGCACCATGATCGTTGGGGTGCCGGGGCCGAAGGTCTACGGAGGGTTTGGTGGATTTAGTGTCGCCGGAGCTGTCTTCGATGGGAACTTCATCGTAGCTGCCTTCAATGGCTCATCGCCGGTAGGCAACGGATGTGTTTTCGGAACCGTATTTTTATCTAGGCCGATGCTCGTGGGGGATCTGACCGCCATCACCCCCTTCGCGTATGGGGAGGCTCGCTTGTGGGGCCCAGGGCGGTTCGAAATAAGTGAAGGGAGGGTGTTCCTCCCCGGCGGTGAGAAAGCCGTCGATGTTCTACTCCAAACCGGGGGGACCACTATCTCTTCGCGATCGACGGCTTGTAGCGTCAACCAAACGACCGGGGGTTTGACGACGAATATTCCGATTACCCCCACGAACATTGACGCCAACGACGACCCGGTGGGGTATGGTCTATTCCTACCGGGCCACGGGGCCATCAGTAACATTCTAGGGGCCTAATTGAAACCAACAGACAGAGGAAGGGTCAAACGGCTAGAGGCCTTAGAGCTTCTAGAGTCTAACAAGAGCGGGGGATCTATCCTCCAGCGAACACCTCTAGGCCCTATTGCCTTCATCGACCCAGCCAACGTCAGTGGGGTTGCCTCCGATTCCAATACGGGGGCCACCAACAATAATATCCCAGCGGGATCGGGGCCCATCCTCACTACGGCTCACCTGAACTCCCTTCTCTTCATGAAGAGGCTCCCCGCGGATCGGATCATAACCTACATGTCCGACGATGCGGCTGGGGCATCGCTTGACTTCTCAACGATCGACTTCAATGGCTTCAATTTGATCTTCCAGGGAACCATCCAAGTTCTACATACCGGAGGGGCCTTCAACGCGGGAACAGTTGCAATCAACCCCTTCGCGGCCGGCGGGGGCCAGCGGCAACTGGTCCACGTAAGCGACCTCGCGACGTTCGCCCCGTTCGTCTTCAACTTCGGAAGCGGCACCGCCCCCCACCCTACCAAGATCGTCGATACATCGGGCCTAAACGCCGGTACCGGCGCATGGATCGTAAGTGGTACCGCGACGGCAAGCACTACGCGGCCTATCTCACCCTCGAATTATTCAGAGGAGAGCTTCGTCGGGCCAGCGGCGGTTTTCACAATAGGGGATAGCTACCAAATTGTTCGAGGGTCCCTTCTCACGCTAGCCACATCGACGGGCTACACGAATACAAACACTAGTGGTGCTGGGGGCCAGGCGGTATTCAATGACTTTGCCTTTACCGCTAGCTCGGGGGGCAACACGTTGTGCGGCGGGCTGTACCAGCGTTGCTCCTTCGAGGCCCCCCTTGTCATGGGGGGAGCATTCCTCGATTGCTACTGCGCTTCTGGGGCGGTCATGCTTACTTTTACTCCCGCAGCTATTATTGTGCTTCAGGCAGGGCTTTTCGTAACGACAGGGGCCGATGGGTGGGCCGGTTATCTTGTTCTATTCAACGATGTTTACCTCACTGGGCTAGGGCTAGCCCTCGATCAGCAGACCGGCTTCGTCAACGTTTCAGTTGGTTTAGCTACCATTACCGGCGCCGGAACATTGCAGCTCCAAGACAATACATTCCTACCAGAAGGCCCTCAGGGGGCCCTCTCATTCTTGTTGACGGCCAATCTCGGTAACAACCTAGGGCTCCTAGGAGAGGAAGCCCCATCGCTCATTTGGGGCAACGGCAACGCGGGGTTGGGGGTTGCGGTAGGGCCAGGGGCCACCGGCGGCCTCACCGCCGCTCTGGGGTTTGTCCCTAGCGTTACGGGAACCCTCGGTGACTTCGGCTTCATCGGCGAAAACGGCGGGGCGGCAGTAACCGTCGCGCGGGCCTGGAACGAAGCGGCGGGGGCCTACACTGAAGCGGGTGGGCCTGCCACAAGAACGACGACGTGGGCCCACTTCGCGGCGACAATTGGGGCCGGGGGATTCGGCTTCGCGGCCATAAATCCGGCCACCAACGCAGCGCTCATAGGGGTTTAGCGACGGACCGCTCGGAGCTCGAGGTTTTCCTTTTCCTCGATGGCCCCATCGGCTTTCAATTTCGCAAGGACCTTGGCGCCCTTTAGGGGGCCATAGGCCCTCACTACCGAGGCTTGGCTCAGGTTGGTCCGGGGCCGAGGAACCAAGTCGACTAGTTGCCCGTCGGGCCGGACCCCGGGGCCATTTTTACTTACCCAGGCGCGCATTTCCTCCCGAAGCTTCTCCCGGAGGTTGTCATAAAGCGCCGTCGCCTGGTGGATCGCCCCGACCCTCTCCGCAGTCAAGTTTCCGCTTCCCCGCTTCAACTCAACGAGGGCGGTGGTCTGGGTTGGGCAGATGGTAAAGGCCGGGCAGAGGGGGCACCAAGGCCCAGGGCGAAGCCAATCGGAACCGACGTTGCCTAGCGCTGACTTGAGGGCCTTCCGATGGGATTCCAAATCCTCACGTGTAAGGAGATCCGCGTAGACCGTCGGTTGACCTTCGAGGGGGACATGGAAGAAGGCCACTATGACCTGGTCGACCTGGTAAAGCTCCGCGAGGGCCAATGCAAGGGTCCGAAGCTGGCCGGACTCGGCGGGGGTCTGGGGTTGCCAGCCTTGGGCGACGTTCCAGCCGGATTTATGGTCAAGCACCAAGAGGGTCTTGAGGCCGGCGCTTTCCGGATGCACCATGGTCGAGACCACGTCGGCGGTGCCCGGGACCTCTCCCGGTTGCCTCCCCGGGTAATCGTGGTGCTCCCCCGGGCCATCCGGAAGGAAGCGGGCTTCATGGGTTCTGGGGTCAACCGCGATGGAGATCTCGGTTTCGATTCCAGCGGCGACAAAGTCGAGGCCCCACATGTTACCGCCGGAGAGCCACTTCGCGATGACGGGGGAGGCCTCGTAGATCCGACTCTCGAGCTCTTCTCGATCGACGGCCCACTTCTCGGCGATTCGCTTGGTGGTCGACTTAGACGGGAGGCATCCAGGTTTGATCCCTTCCATCACCTCATGGAAGGCGCTTCCGAAGCGGGTTCGCTCGCCGACCACCTCTCGCTTCAGGGTCTTCCCAAACGGATAGGTGCAGGCAAACAGGAGGTCAACTTTACTGGCGCTCGGATTGAGAACATATGTTTCCGGGGTGGCCTCAACAATCTCCGCGGAAAGACTCGTTGCTAGGTTCAAGTTATCGCAAGCGGGGCAGCGGGGGCACTCACTGCAATCCCCTCGCGGTTCGTCATGGTGAAGGCAAACATCCTCATCTTGGGGTGAGACGATGCCCTCCCAACAATTGCCGCCTGACCGATGCTTGAAGCCCCTAGGTTTTTTCACGACGTTTAGCTCTCCACTCTCGAACCCTCACCGATGCGGGGTTAGTCGATAGCCCGATCGTTCCGCAAGCGCGAGTGAAGCAAATCGCAAGGGGGGAGCCTGGCCTCACTTCAGCGTGCCCCTTACACCGGGGGCATCGCATCAACCTCACCGGGGCGATGGGGGTTATCTCGTAGCTCACTCGGAGGGTCTTCTCCCACCGGCGATTTAGGTCATCCTCGCCGCGGAGGGAGAGGAAATGAGCCCCCCAGTTGTCATGCCTCACTTCATCTTCATCGCGTGTGTCGCGGGGCCCGTTGGCTTCGGCGAAAAGGGAAGCTACCCCATCGTGAAGGTCGATCATCGAAGCTTTTCGGCGATGGACTTGGCGGCCTCCTGGGCCTTCTCGAGGGTAGGGCTCACCCCAAGAACTTCCCACGTGTCGTCAGGTGAAGCCTCGAACGGCTCTACGTGCCATCGCCATTTCCCATCGGAGGAGTGGTAGGCCTCAACGACTAGGGGCCCCACTCTTATTGACGCTCGTTGCACCTGAAACCTCCAACCATCAACGACCATAGGTCCTCAACTTCTTGATCCCATCCCCCGTAATGTCGACCACTGCCTCAACATGGCCTTTGACGAGCTGGATTAGCCGGGGCCGCATCTTGAAAAGGGGATCAAGGTCTTCGTCGTTGAAGAGAAAAGCTCGGGTTGGGCCATCCCTTTCCAACGCTTTGAGGATGTCAAGTTGATATTCCGATAGCTCCTTCGAAACCACTGCGGTCATAGTTTTTCCAAGATCCAGTAGAGAAGGAAGAAGACAATCAAAGCGATGATGATCCCGATCAGAATGAGGAGCCACCAAGGCCAGGTTGCGGGATTCATAGCTTTACCATTTCCGCCGCCCGAGCCTGAGCCTCAGTAGCCCACCCGCCTTCATCACGACCCCAAACCTTTTCGACGGTCACCCCCTCGACGATTCGATCGGCAACGAAGGCGATGACCCTAGGGTCAGTCGCGTGGAGCCGACGAGCGATGATCGCCTCAGGGAGGGTAAAGCTTACGAACGACTTGAGGCCCTCGACTATTTCCGGATCGGTTCCGAGGACCTTTCTGTTTCGGATGATGTCGCCGTTGGACTTGAGGCGAAGGGCCTCGCCGCTAGCGGTAGTGAAGACAAGGTCACCAGGGGCTGAGCCTTGAGGGCCCACTAGTTGTGTGATTTCTAAGGCAGAGGCCGCTTCCCAAAGAGGAGCCTCGGGATACTCTCGCGCCTCATAGATGTTTTTCATTTTTGAGGCCGCGGTGTACCGCGCAGCCGACTTTTTCGCGGACTCCTCATCGAATAGCAACGGGTAGTCGTTACCACCATACCATTCAGAGTATGTACCCGCTGTGACCCAGATTGCCCATTTCATTTCTTTCCTCCTTCAATCACCCTCAACTTCAACTGGCCCTTGGCCCGCCTCTTCATCTGTCGGATGTCCCACCCGTCGGAAATCACACTTGCTTTTTCCAAGGCTAGTTGCCGCATGAAAGCTGAAGGGGTCAACCCGATGGCCTTCGCTGCCTTCTTGACCAACTCCGCCTCTTGCGGGTTCTTGAAGTGGGCGGAGATGACGACGGACTCGGGGAGCTTCATGGGGGGGCCGGCGAAGGGGGGCCTCATCGAGAAACCAACGGCGGTCTTGGGCGATGCCCCAACCGAATCTGCCTAAGCACCCACCAGCGTGAGACGCGCCAAAAGGGCGTGTAGGCCACGAGAAGGTAGTGGAGCCGCGCTAGGATGCGTTTCATTGAGGCTGAGGCTCTTCGGGAGCCGGCATCAATCTGGGATCCATCACCGTGGGCACCTCAACTCTAACATAGGCCGCGCCAGGGCAGGGTTTTGGATAGGGCTTCGGTTGGGGGTAGCGCTTCTGTCGCCAGGGATGATCAGGCTTCGGGTTTCCCATTATCTTCCTTGTTTCATCCGAATTATCTCGTCGGTAGCATCCCCTAGCATCCACCGATAATTGGCGAGGGCCTTTTGGGTCGCCTCCAAGGCGTTGCAGAGGTCCGAAACGTAACCTTCGAGCTCTTGCCGAGACGTACGGTGGTCAGTGTAGGCGCGTTTCGCTCGGCTGACGAGATCCATCGGGAGACGGTCGTTCATTGAATCCTACACCTAGCATCCGGTTTTCCGCCCGCAAAGTCTCCAACGCGTCTCAGTTAGCCTACAGCCCTTGCGTTAGGCCCCGGGGGGAGTAGCGTCATCCTTTCCGGGGGAAGCGGAAGAAAGGCGGCGACATGGACGACCTTGAAAAAGAGGAGCTGGAGGCTTTACGGAAGCTGGAGCGATGGGCGCGCGTCGGGGGGCTTCCTAAGAACATTCTTGAGGAGCTCGATGCCATCCAAGCTCGCAAGGCCCTCCCCTGCACATGCCGTCGCTTCAAATGTCGCGGCTGCAGTGAGGTCCACATTGACTCCGATCCCCTTTGCCCGAGGCATCCTTGATGACCCCCAAAGGCCGCCGCCTTGAGTTCGACGGGGAGATGATCTACATCGCCGGGCCCGACGGGCTCCGGATCGAGCTATTCAAGTCAATCGCTTCGACCCCGCATGAAAAAGATCTGGTCCGGATTGTGGGCCGCATCATGGTCGAGGGGGTTGGGGGAAACCCGTACGCGATTCCGATAAGGATGCGATCGTGATCACCGTCGAGCTGACGGAAATAAACCTCGACGGCATCTACGACAAGGACAGAAAGGTCTTCTTCATAGGGAAGGCCAAGAAGCAACCCGATGGTACGTGGCGGTGCCTTGCGGAAGTCAATGGGGCCCTCTGCATCGTCGAAGTGAAAGTGAACCAAGGCAAATGAGAGTTTTCGTTTGTGGCGCCTCCGGCAAACGAATCCCACAAGCCCTAACCAAGCTCCATGATCTTTTTGGCATCACTGAGGTGATCCATGGAGCCTCACAAAGAAGATCCGGGGTTGACTTAGCAGCAAGCGGTTGGGTTGACATCAATAACATTCCTTACCGAATCCTCCAAGCTGACCGCATGGCAAACCATATTCCAGAGGCCAACCCTGACTTGATCCTGCTCGCGACAACGACCGGGAACAGCCACGCGGGGGTGAAACGTTGGGCAAATCAATTGACCATCCCGGTTTGTATAGTGGCCCTTGACGGGATCCTTCACACATCCGGGAAAGGTTGGGGGAAGTTGCTTCGACGGTTTATTCGACGGGAAGTCACCGAGGTCAGATTGAGAAAGGTGGCGGGATGAAAACTTGGATCATCAAGCGCGGGGAAGATAGCTACTTCCGCGGGGGTCTCGGCCCGGATGTTTGGACATTCCATCAGAAGTTTGCGTGGCGCTCCTACGATCGTGGCTTTGCGAAGGCTATCGCCGATTACCATCCGCAGGCCCGCGTCGTTCGGCTCAAGCCGAGGGCCAAGTAAATGGCCAAGGATCGATTCAAGGCGAATACGGAAAGAAAAGCCTTTTATACCGGCCTAATGGGGGAGCGGTTCGACCGAGGTCGCGTCACGAAGTCAATTGCCCAACAGGGGGACGACCCTGCGCTAATTAGTCGCATCACCGCGCTCATCGAAGACAAGCGGATCACCCCCGAGGCCCGCAAAATCTTAGAGTATTGGCTCACTCTCCCCTTTGGCTTCATCGCACCTTCTCAAGCTCGCGTAATCAAAAAGCTAGAAATTTGGCGGGCCTCTTCCCAAAGAATGGGCCATTCGATGTTTGGCGGAACCCGCTGGGTCGTCGACCCAGAGGCGGATCAAAAGTGGCGTAGGAAGTTCTACGATGAGAAAGAAGCCAAGCGCCCTGATTGGATGCGCGATCGGTCAAAGCTCCCTTTGAAGCCCCCCTCGAAGGCCGAATGAAGGCCAAAACTAACGGCAAGCCGGCGGTCAAACCGAAGGCCAAGCCCCAACCGGTCGTAGGCATCCCTAACTGGTACAACCTCTTCGTCCGCACCAAGAAGGGGGAGATTGCTTCCACCGCCGGTAACGTCATCCTCGCCCTTAGCAACGACCCGGAGTGGAAGGACGTCCTTGGGTTCAACACCTTCATCGGCGACATCGAGGCCACCAAGCCCCCGCCTTGGCGCGGAGACCTAGCCCCCGGGGCTGATCCCAGCGGCCGGCCCGGCCCTCGCTATTGGACCGATCAGGACACAACGAGATGTGGGGCTTGGCTCGCGCGGAAGCACGGAGTCATATGCCCTGACTGGATCGTCGGGAGCGCTCTTCAAGTCTTCGCGGAGCAAAAGAAGTTCCACCCGGTCAGAGATTGGTTGTCGAGCCTCGAGTGGGATGGAGAGGAGCGGGTCAACTCTTGGCTCATTCGTCACGCGGGGGCCAAAGATGACCACTACACCCGAAGCGTGACCGCGAAGTGGATGATCGGGTTGGTGAGCCGGGCGTTTGAGCCGGGGTGCATGTTCCGGATGATGTTGATCCTTGAGGGGCCCCAAGACATTCGCAAGTCAACGGCCCTCCGGGTTTTGGCGACCCACGATGAATGGTTCCTCGAGACCACGATCGAGATGGGTTCGAAGGATTCATACCAAACGCTCCGGGGAAAGTGGATCGTCGAGTTTGCGGAGCTCGATTCCCTTAGCCGAAGCGAGACGAGCCGCGTCAAGCAGTATGTGAGTGAGAGGGTTTCAACCTACCGGCCCTCCTACGGCCGCCGGAGCATCGACTTCTTTCGCCAGTGTGGCTTCGCGGGGTCCACGAACGACTCGACCTACCTGAAGGACGACACGGGGGCGACTCGTTTTTATCCAGTGCAGGTCACTAAGAGCATCGACGTCGAGGCATTGATCGAGGAACGCGATCAGCTCTGGGCCGAAGCGGTCCACCGGTACAAGAAGGGGGAGCTCCCCTTCATCTCTGATCCCACCATTCGCGCGACGGCCGCGAAGGTAGCCGAATCGAGGCGGCACGCAGACCCCTGGGAGGACCCGGCCCACCGTTGGCTCCTACGCCTTCCCCAGAAGCGCCGAGATGACGGGGTGACCACCTACGAGCTCCTAACGATGGGGCTTACGAAGGAGGCCGCCCACCTCACGAGAGGGGATGAAATGCGAGCTGCGGCAGTTCTCCGCGCATGCGGGTGGGGGTTGTCTGGCCGCCCGCGCGATGGCGAGGGGCGCCGAAGAGTATACCGACCGACACGTGGAACCCTAAAAGCGGTCGGCCCGAATGGACCGCACTCGGACCACGAGACCCCCGTTTCTTCGGTAAATATACGTAAGGTCCAACTGGTCCAACCGGTCCAAGAGGGTTCTGCTATAGGGGGGGAGGGCGCAGATGAGGAGGAGTAAAGTTTGCGCTCATTACCCTCTGAGATCGATTTTCGAGTTGGGCCGGTTGGACCTCAATGATTTCGTATCGTTAGGCATCTGTGTCAAAAAAGACGCGCTGAAAAGATCAATGATTCCATCACAAAGCCTGGACGATACACATGAAAACGCGGATCAACAGTGCACGTAAGTGATTGAAAGTACTACACCTCAACCATAAGGAGCTCGGCCATGAACCGCATCATCCTCATCATCCTCGCCTTCGCCCTCGGGTGTTTGGCGCCCAAATTTCCCCTCGCAAAGGCCGACGACGACGGCCCCAAGACCCGCGTCGTCGACTGCGCCGCAGGCGAAACCGTCGGGAAGGCCCTCGCCAAGTCGAAGCGAGGCGACACCGTCTTGGTGAAGGGAACCTGCAACGAAAACCTCTTGCTGACGGCCCCGGAAGGAAATGGAGTCACCCTCGATGGAACCGGGGGTGGAACCATCGCCGGGCCAGTTGCAACCTTGAATGTTTTGGAACTCGACGGGGTTGCCGCCATGGTCATCAAAAATCTGACCATCAGCGGGGGCAACGACGGGATCTCGATCAACGGCGGCTCCCGGATCGCCATCGACGGAGCCACGGTTTCCCACGCCGGAAGGCATGGGATCCATTTCCAGCGAGCCAGCACCGGCTTCGTCGTCAACGCCGTCGTGACGAACAACCCCGGCAACGGGGTGGTCATCAACGAAAACTCCTACGTGCGGGTTGGCTTCACCGACGGGGTAGGGGCTTCCGAGGGCGCCACCGGCCCTTGTGTCGTTAGCTCCAATGGGGGTCACGGCATCCGTGTTCAGCGCAACTCCGCGGCCCGCATCTACGTCACCACGATCGACGGCAACACCAACGACGGGGTTCATGTGGAAAGTGATTCCTACGCCGAGGTGGCCTCCGATGAGATTGGGGCCAACTTGAAGAACGGGGTTTTTGCCTCGGAGAACAGCGTCGTTCATCTGGGTAACCCCACCGGAACCAAAACGGAAGACACCCCCAACACTTCGACCGCGGCTAACGGGGCCTTCGGCATCGCGGCTAGCTGGGGAGCCTACGCGCAGGGCCGGATCGGATCTCTGATCGGAAATTCCGGGGCGGAGAGCTTCACCCATGGGGCGAACAACAACTTGATGTGAGGGCGGCGATGATCACCTGTAGACGTCAGGCAGAGAAGGAAGGCAACGAGCAAGGAAAGTGGTCCGCCGGGGCTTTTTCCCCACGCGAGCCGTGCAGAGATCAAAGTTGCGGCCTTGGACGCCTCAGAAGGTCGGGGCCAAAGCGCGGAGGCTATCCCCGAACGGTGGCGGGAGGTCTTCAAGAAGGCCTTCTTCAAGGCGGCCCTTTCGGCCACCGGCCCTATGGGGCCTCGGCAAAAAAGGGCTTGGCTGTGAAGCTAACACCCCTTCAAGCCGACCTCCTCCGGCGGATGGTCCTCTGCGATAAAGGGGAGGTCGACGACAAGTCGGGCGGGGGCCCTCTGTCGAAGGAGGAACGCGAAGGCATCCGAGACCTCGTCGACGGTGGGCTCGCTTACTACGAACCGAACCGGCGGCGGGGGCCGGATAGCCCCGACGTCTATCCAACACCCGCGGGCCGCAAGGCTCTCTGGGCTTACGACCTAACCACCAACAACTAGAGGCGGCGATGAACGACGAAGACAAGAAGATGATCGAAGAGGCAGAAAAAGGACCCTGGATTAGAGATTGGGGAGAGAGCGTAGAGGCCTTCGCTACCCGCTCCCATAATCTCCTCCTCGCTCTCGCGAAGCGGCTCCGAGAGGCCCTCGATCATACGGAGCTCGACAGATACCTAGACGTCATCGAGGCCGATGCTGAGGCCCTTAGCCTTGCTTCCTCAGCTGGCTTCGAGACAGCTCGCCGTGAGGCCATCGAGGCCATCCAAAAGCTACCGGAGTGGCCGATCGTCAACGCGGAGGCGGAGAGGCGAAAGGAAGTCGATCGGGTCAAGGCGGCATACCCGGTGAAGGAGAACGAAGAAATCGGGGAGTACGTCGAGCGGGTAGCGAAAGCAGAGGAGGTGCTAGCGGACCTTCGGGCGGCGGTGAAGGCCCTCAAGAGTTACGACTTCGCGAAGTCTAAAGAGGCCCTCGACGCCATCAAGACGAGGGGGCTCTAGTGATGGGCCTCTGGCATGACTTCTGGCGTCGTTTGAAGGCCACCACCAACGCTCTTCATTGCCTCGGGCGCGACACCAAGAGCGTCATCCGACGCATCTGGCGGGGCCCTTGACGGGGTGAGACTCTGATGAGACACTTCCATTGGAAACGCACCCGGTCTTCTTTCCCCGGAACCGGAGTCGTGCTCAGCAACGGGTCTCCTGCCTCGCCGCCGGGGACCCGTTGCGCTTGCTTGGGGCGGATGCTAGAGCAAGCCTCATGATGAGGCACGGCTACTTCCTCCCGAAGCGAGGCCTCTTCGGCGACAAGGCCTTCGCGATTGAGGCTCAAGCCCTCTGGGGTTCGAGCATCGCCGGAGGCTTTACCGATTGCGGCCGCTACGACGGGGCCTCCGTCTTCCAAAGAGCTGACGGGAGCGTCGTTCGACGTTTGGTGGTGCAGGACTACTTCTCCGAGGAGCTTCGGGTTAGGGCGGTTGATCTATGACCACCAACGTCCCCGACAAGCCCGTCATCTGGAAGGCGGTCTACAAAGACAAAACTCGCCTCATCAAGGCCCGGCTCTGGTTCGACGCGTGCCGTAAGGCGGCTTTGAAATTTGGATGCCACCCTGACGAGCTCACCGTGGAGCGGCTATGATGTTCGGTCATGACTACGGGGTGATGACCGAGGTCCCGGCCCCAGAGAAAATCCGGAAGCCAGGAGATCCGATGTTCGCCTGCATCCGTCACTACGGGGACCGGACCTTTTGCGGGCGCTCCAAGGAAGAAAAAGAGTGGGTCTTCAGCGATCCCGGACATGCGGTCATGGGCTACGACGCGGAAACCAATAAGATTCCGCTCGGGGGGCTCCGATGCTGCCCCCAATGCGTCGTGCAGGCTCGGGCCGCTTGGAAGAAGGAAGCGGAGGAGAGGGCCAAATGAGGCCGGCAGCGCTATCGGACCGGTGGGTGGCCTTTCAGGTCTGGTGGGAGAGCGGCTGGCCCCTCCGCGCCATCGCTGCCCTCTTCAACCCCCATTGGTACATCGACGTCGAAGCGGCCAAGTTGAGACGCTTTCGGGACTTGCCGTCGCGTTGATCCAGCTTTACGCTCTCAATCTTCCGAGGCCGCCTGATGCCGCTCTCGGGACGCACTACACCAACGACTTCACCAACGAAAGGATCCGCCTGATGCCGATCCCGGCTTCCTCACTCGCCTCTGAGCAACACCTTCGGATGCTCTGGCTCGCATGGCCCAAGAAGGGTTCCACCACCCACGCGGTCGCGACAGCCCCGGCGCCGGTTCGGGTGTTGCTCTGCGAGAAGACCGACTCCGCCCTAAACGGCGCCCGTCGAGAGACAAAGGGGTTCGACTTCGAGCGCGTCGGAGGCTTCGACTCGATGACCAAATACATCATCGAGGCCAAACGCGATGCGAAGGAGCGCAAGATCAAGACGGTGGTTGTTGACCCGTTGAATTTCTTCGCCGACTCCCTCATGGAGGAATGCCTTTACCAAAGCAAATCCGAGAAGGGCAATGAAGATGGCCGTAAGGCCCACCCGGAGTTCACCCGCCGGATCAAACACATCGTCAACCTTCTCCAGACCATCCCTGCGCATCTCATCGTAGTCAACCACTACATGGAGGTCGGCGGCGATGAAGCGGGCGACAAACCTAAGAGTGGGCCTGGGATCGTTCCGCTGATGCCCAACATGGCCTCTCGGAGTGCAGTCGCGGCGATGTTCCATGACATCGTTTGGTTTGACGTAGCCCCCAAGGATTTCGGGGGAGGCCACAACAACCGGGTCTTCTTCACCTCTTCGGATGGGGTCTGGGGGCCAGGTTGCCGCAGCCTCGCCAAGACCGGGGTGATGCCGGCGCACGTTGGGCGATTCATCGAGGCGATGTCCGAGGGGAAGGTCAATGGGGCTTCGGTTCGGAAGGTCGGGGCCCCGGCGAAGGCCCAACAACCGATGGTGAGGCGATGAGGCCCGTCGCCGATCACTTTCGGGACTTCCTCCAGGCCCTCATCAACGATGGCTACAGCCCGAGCGGGGTTTCTCTGGCGGTCGCCAGTGAGGGCGAAGGGCTCATTCTGCTCAACTTGATCCACCCGAGCCTCGACGATGACTTCGAGAAGGTCTTTATGCTCGATATCATCGAGGCCGCCACAAATAGAATCATGGCTCTTGAATCTCAAAAAAGCTCCGAGGTGGATTAGAACCCTATCTCCGAGACACCAACGACAACACAACACCAAGAAAGCAAGTACCAACAATGGCAACCGACACGCAAAACCACGCTGGCAAGGGCTCCTACGGCGGACAGTCCTTCGAACCCATCAACTACGACGTCGACACGATGGAGCCCGACGTCTACCCCGGCGCCTACCGGGCGAAGTGCACCAAGGCCGAAGCCAAGGCGAGCAAAAAGGGCAAGCCGATGATTGAGCTCACCTGGACCATGACGTCTACGGAGAGCGAAGATGAAGGCCCTCAGAAATCGATCGGCGCCGAGAAGCGAGACTGGATCGTCTTCACCGGCGGTCGCGGTGGCAACTTCGGCAAGCTGAAGCTCCGAGCACTCCGCGACGGGTTGGGGTTGGATCCCGACGTCATCCCGACGGCCATCGGCTCGATTGGAGATTTGAGAGACCTTTGCGCGGCCCTGAAGAACCAGGAGACCGACGTTTGGGTCACCGCGGCCGAAGGTGAAGAGGGCGAGGATACCCAGTTGAGCTATTCGGCTCCGAAGGAGGGAACTCTCTCCCCGATGGGCGGAACGGACGACGACGAGGAGCCGGCGGCGCCTCCGGCGAAGGCCACCAAGGCCAAGCCGGTGCAGACCAAGAAGTCGGCCCGTCGATAGGGATTCGCGAAGGGCCTTGGCGGGACATTTCGAGGGCCCTAGCGATGCCGGCGCCGCAGCGGGATATCTGTGGCAGCTTGTTTGATTCGACCTCTCGACGGGTTGTAGCCGGAGAGCCGGAAAAAGCGCTCGTAGTTCCGGAGCAACACGCAAGGTCGAATTTGGCCGGGGCTTGACCCTCCTCGTATCCCAACGGGTCTTATGGGCCGACCGGGTTATTGGTAGCTACCAACCGGTAGGAAGTAGGCGCGCGGAGCGCTGAGAGGTTCTGGTCGTTCCAGGCCCGGCCCACGGAGGTTTTCACATGGAAAATAATGGGAAGTCGCGGAAAGGTTTTGCGGCGATGGATCCGGCCAAGGTGCGGGAGATCTCGAGCCGAGGCGGAAAGGCCGCCCATGCTCAGGGGAAGGCCCACCAGTTTACGACCGAGGAGGCGAGAGAGGCAGGCCGGAAGGGGGGCAAAGCGGCGCACGCGAAGTTGAAGGCTCTCAAGGAGGCGGGATCGGCAGAGGCCCGGACCGGAAATCTGTTCGATGGGGATGGGGAATGACCCATCCCAAATTTACCCAGATTGCCGTCACCCACGATCCCGCTACCGGCGATAGCGTCTATGCGTTGGACTCCGCTGGGGAGGTCTACCTCTTCATGGGCGACGCCTGGGAAGTCCTCGACGAGGTGGCGGCGGCCGAGGAAGAGGAAGAAGAAAAATGACCTTCCCCCTCGTCAACCGCAAGAGGGTTTCCTTCCCGATGGAGGAAACCAGCTCCACCCGCATCAACGAGCCACGCCGCGGTGACTGGTGTCAAACTTTCACGGGGGTCCAATTTTTCCCGCTCGACCCCCGCCCCGAAGAGATCCACCCCCTCGACATCGCGGTTGCGCTTAGCAACCTCTGTCGCTTCGGAGGCCAAATAGGATCCTTCTACAGCGTCGCGCAGCATTGTTGCCTCGTCGCGATGAACTCCCCCCACAAGCATCGGAAGCAAGCGCTCCTCCACGATGCCACCGAAGCGTTTTTGGTTGACGTCCCGAGGCCTCTGAAGCGCTACCTCGTCAACTACGAGGTCATCGAAGCGCGGCTCGCGGCGACGATCGGAGACCGCTTCGGGGTAGAGCTCTGCTCGCTCGATCCGGAAGTTCACCACCAGGATAACAAGGCGCTCGCGACTGAGAAGCGAGATCTACTCGTTGCAGAACCGGCCCCATGGGCTCCTCTGCCAACCCCATGGATGGCTCGGATCGTTCCGTGGAGCCCGACGGAGGCGCTGGAAAACTTCCTCTCTATGGCGTCGGTGTTGGGGATCCGATGACAGCTTGGGCCTTAGCACATCCGTATCTCACCTTCGCCATCGTCGGTTTCCTCCTTCTCGTCGTCGACAACGTGTCAGTGGGGATCATGCGGATAATCTACCTGAGGAAGAAATGATAGACTACGCCAACGCCTCATTGATTCGAGCATGCGAAGTCGAGCGTAAGAAGGATCCAACGTCGGAGGCCTTCAAAGAAGCCGCCGCCGCGGTTGACAAGAGCCAGGCGGAATGCCCTCATCCGGACGGCGACGTCGGCCCTGAGTTGCGCTGGGCCGGGTATCCGGGATCTTGGTGCCGGCGCTGTAGCAAGGGCTTCCGGGGATGAAGTCATCCCGTGACTATCCCTGTCTAGCTTCCGCGGCTCCCCTCGACACCGCGACCGCCGAGGTGAAGTTTCGGTTGCTGTTGAAGGCCCAAAATCGGTTCGATGGAGCTAAGACGTATCCGAGGTCGTTAGCTGGAGCTATAGCGCGGTGCCAAGCGCTTATCGATGGCCTCCCCGGTCCGGGAGCCCACTGCCATAACTGCCTCATTTGCAGCTCATGGTCAGTCAATTGGCGGCGCGAGCACGGAGGGCATGAGCGCGTGAATGAGCCATGCTTCTGTAGCTGCGGTGCCCTTCTGTATGCGCATCGGCCCGAGCCTCCTGATACCATCGACGCCCCGTTTGAGCCATGACCTTCGATCCCGAAGCCCTCGGCGCTAGATGCTCGTCTTGCCCGCTCCAAGGCAAGACACCGGTTCCCCCGCAGCCTCCCACCTTTGGCCCAACAGCAACTAAGTTGATCATCGTTGGGATGAATCCCGGCCGACTCGAAGAGCGATCCGGGATCCCATTTTATGGGCCCAGCGGAAAAATGCTAGATCGCTGCCTTGAGGAAGCCGACTTCGATCGCGCTGACGCTTGGGTGACCAACGCGGCATTGTGCCGGAATGATTCCGACCAGGAGATGAAGCGGGCCGTTGCTTGCTGCGCCCCCCGGTTGGCCAATGAGCTGGCCTCGATCGACAAGACCATCCCTATCTTGGCCCTCGGCGCCGAAGCCACCCGATCGGTGTTGGGTAAGGCCGGGGTGATGAAATCCAGAGGGTTTATTTGGCATGCCCCGGAGATCAAACCTAGCCAGGTTTCCAACGCCACCCGGAAGGTGGAAAAGCTCCGGTTGAAGGAGCCAACCGAGAAAGTCAAAAAGCAACTAGAGAGCGCCGAAGATTCCTTGGCCATCATCAGTAGCCGCCAAGTTTACTCCGGGAGGGTTGTTATTCCGACGGTCCATTGTGCCTTCATCCTTCGCGGGGCCGACTCGTGGCTACCGGTTCTCCGGATCGACATCGACCGGGCGGTTCGCTGGAGCCGGGCCCCCTTCCAGCTTGAAGATGAAGGGACCTTCGTTCAGACCGACAACCCGGAGCTAGCCAAGAAGCTCCTCGGCAAGATGGGCCCCCTCGTCAACGTCGACATCGAGACCGACGGCAACGATCCGATGAGTGTTGGGATGACCTGCATCGGGGTCGCTGACGTCGGAGCCATCGAGCGATGGGAGAAAGGGAAGATCAAGAAGATACCCCGGAGCGCGGTGGTGATCCTCGACCCCTGGCACAAGCGGTTGATCCCGGTCCTTCGGGAAGCCCTTCGATCAAGGATCGCGTTGACCCACAACGGCCCTGCTTTCGATTCCATCGCCCTTGGCCGCTTGGGGATTCGATACCCCAATTACGAAGATACGCTGTTGGCCCACTACGCCTTCGCTTCGGACAAACCCAAGTCGTTGGCCCACGTCGCTTCGATCTACACCGACACCTCGGCGTGGAAGACACGCTTCAAGCAAGGCTCCGAAGAGAAGGGGGTGGCTGGCTTCGGAGTCAAGAAGGAAGACCTGGCGAAATATAACCGCGCCGACGTTGTTCTAGGGAGTCTAGCCTGGATCCGGATGCAATCGGATCTGAATCAAGAGCGAAAGGTTTACGAACATGACAAGCGCCACGCCTTGCTTTGCCAAAAGCTCCAGGTCAACGGGATTTTGGTGGATCAAGATCGAAAGAAGGCCTTGTCGAAAAAGCTTCGATTCCGATCCGCTGCTTTGTTGGGGGAGATGAGGGGGCTCCTCGGGAGGCGCAACTTTTCGCCGTCGAAGCCGAACGACATCCGAAAGGCGCTCTTCCAGCAGTTGAAGGCCCCCACTTATTTGGCCCCCCTCACCCCGACGGGGCTTCCGGCCGCTAACGCGGTCGTTCTGGAGGCCTTGAAAGGGGGCCACAACCGGGCCGCGAAGCTTGCAGACCTCATCATCCGTTGGCGCCGCTCCAACGATTCCCGGAGCGAGTACCTCGACAACGTCAAGATCGGACCCGACGGGAGGGTTCATTGTCATTGGCGTTCTTACGGAACCGAAACTGGAAGGCCGGCAACGAGAAATCCCAATTTATTGAACATCCCAACGATGGCCCGCTGCCCCGGCTGCGGGGCGATGCTTCTCGACGGGATGAAGCATGGGGCCTGGAAGAAGGAGGTTTGGGTTGAATGCAACCCCCGAAAGCGCCAAGAGCCCCAGCCGGAGGACCAGCTCCGCGACATTTACATCGCGGCCCCCGGAACCGTCTGGCTCTACTTCGACCTTAGTCAATGCGAGATGAGGTTTGCCGCTAACCTGAGTGGGGATGAGGCCTTCGTCAAGGCCTGTGAAACAGACATCCACGCGAGTAACGCTCGACTCCTCTTTCGGTCGGTTCCGGGGGCCCTCGAAGACCTCAAGGACCCGAAGGGGGCGGGCTTCCGATTCCGCGACCTCGCGAAGAAGTGTGGCTTCTGCATTTCATACCTCGGGGAGGCAGAGAAGCTCTACAAGACCCTCTTCGAGAACGGCTTTGACATCGATCTCGATATCTGCCAAGACGCTATCGACGCCATCCATTCGGCTTACTGGCGCTACTTCCAATTCGTCGACGAAAACGTAGCTCTTTGCCAACGCCAAGGATTTTTGAGAACAGCGTTCCTCGGCCGGAAGCGATGGCTAGGTTTCCATCCGAAGCCGACGGAGGTAAGCGCCTTCCCGATCTCTGCGGGGGTTGCCGACGTCATGAATGAGCGCCTCGGGATCATCGATGACCGGATGCCCCGTCGGGTCAAGCAGGTTCTCTATCAATACGACAGCGCGATCTACGAGGTCCCGACGCGATTGGTTGAGGGAATGAAGCGCCTCATCAAGAGCGTTTGGGATGAGCCGGTGGAGATACCGAGAACGGGGAGAAATTTCATGCAACCGATCGATATGAAGGAGGGCTCCCGTTGGAGCGACTTCGGTTAGGAGATGTAGAAATGACCCTCAATGAACTACGTGACCAAGCCCTAGCAATCGCAATCAGCCACGGTTTCACCGATGCCTCAGTAGGCTAACTCATGGCAGTCATCGATCCGGAAAAGTTGAAGGAAGCGGCTCCGAGACTGCTCAAGGCTCTCTTAGAGGCCTACTTCTACTCTGAAGGGGCTCATGAGGAGATTGAGGAAGGTCTAAAGGCCGTTGGTCTCGACACCTTTGATAAGATCCATGAGGCCGCGGTGGAGATGGAGATCTTTTGATGCCGCTCTTCTGGCGCACCACCGAAGATCCGCCCGACTGCCCCGACGGTCGCGCGCGAGTCGTCGAAGCCATCATCATCGCGGCGGCGACGGCTTTCTTCACGAAGGCAAGTGAGTTCATCTACGACGAGATCAAGGTGAGGAGGGGCAATAAGGATGGTTGACAAGCGCCTCATCGTCTCAGATTTGAGCCCAGACCAACTCAAGGTCTACCACTCGATGATGGGTTGGGTCGAAAATCGATCCGGAAGCCTCCTCACGACGGGCGGGTTAGCCGGAACGGGCAAGACAACCCTCCTCGGCGTCTTTGCAGCCAACACTACGCTGCTTTGTGCGTATGTCACCTTCACCGGCCGGGCTTCATCTGTCTTGGCCCGGAAGCTCCGAGCCGCGGGCGCCGCGATGACCGACAAGATGAGGCCCCCGGATGGTCTTCGGTTGCGGGGCCTTCGGAAAGACATCTTCAACTTGTATGACCCTAAGTTGACGTTGCAAGGAGGCCCGTCGTTCGTAGGGACCATCCACAAGCTGATCTACAAGCCGGTCATCGACAACGAGACCGAGGAGCTCCTCGGATGGGCCAAACGCGACAGATTGGATCGGCAATACGACTTGATCGTCATCGATGAAGCGTCGATGGTTGGCTCAAGCATGTTGGAAGACCTCAAGGTTTTTGGGGTTCCGATCCTGGCTGTCGGTGACCATGGCCAGCTTCCGCCAGTGATGGATTCCGGCGAGTTGATGAAAAATCCGGATCTTCGTTTGGAAACGATCCATCGTCAAGCGGAGGACTCGCCGATCATCCGCATGGCTCACCATATTCGGGAAACAGGTCAACTCGAGGTCCCTGGGTCATTCTGTGGGCTGACGGCGGTGAGATGGGCGAAGAAAGCCAAGGCCTCCGATGTCATCGCGGGGGTTTACGCCGAAAGCCTAACTACCGCCGGGGGAGAACCGCTTCTTGATGTCGGCATCCTTTGCTGGACCAACCGAAGCCGGGTTCAACTCAACGGGATGGCCCGCAAAGCCTTAGGCTTCTCCGGCCCACCCAAAGCCGGCGAGGTCGTCATCGCGCTCCGGAACAAGCCGCCGATCTACAACGGGATGCGCGGGATCCTGACGGGCGATGGCTCCGTTGGGGCCCAACGCTGGCTACTCGATGCCAATGTTGAATTTCCCGACGAGGGGTTGCCCCCGCAGCGGTTGACGATGTGCGCCCCTCAGTTCTGTCGCGAGAAGACCTTTGGAAGCATCGAGGAGCTGAAGGCGCGAGGGATGCCAGAAACATTCAAGGGCGCGGGGATGCTCTTCGATTTTGGGGCTGCCATGACGGTCCACAAAAGCCAAGGGAGTCAGTTTTCGCACTGCATTTTCTACGTTGACCATCCGGTGAGGCCCTGGGATGAGGGATGGCGGCGCCTCGCCTACACTGCCGTAACTCGCGCAGAGACCAGATTGACGGTGATCCAATGAGGCAGCCTGTTCAAACGATGGCGCACGACTTCGGTGCCGGCCCGGAGTTCGTCAAAGGGGTCCGGAAGATGCCGAAGCAGAAGCCAGGTCTCTCTAAGCAAGACTACGCAACCCCTCCCGAGTTCATCGCCGCGGTCAAGAAGCGCTTCGGGATCACCAGATTCGACCTAGACCTTGCTGCGGTCACTGAGAACACGGTCGCCAAGGAGTTTTTCGGTCCCCCGTTCGAGGTTGAGCCGATACAAACGAGCCACGGGGGATGTCTTGCGCATGACTCTCTTGCGCAAGACTGGTCTCGTCTAAAGGGCCATGAGGGCCAACACCGCTCGGTGAGGAGGGTTTATGGATAATACCGAAGTAAATGAAGTGCTCCGCGGCATCGCCGATAAGCTCCAACGTGATGGCTATCCCCCGAAGAGGTTGGAGGGTGACCTTCCGCAGGGCCCCTTCGGCGTTCGGCCTTGCCGCGAGGCGATGAGCCACTGCCACGCGTTGGCTTTGGCCGGCATCGATCTGGCGGAGAAGCTCGAGAAGAAGATGCGGTGGCTCGGCTGGATCCAAGGCGTCCTCTGGGCTTTTGGAGTTCAGACCATCGAGGAGCAGAAGCGGGCCAATATGCCGGACGCGGAAAAATAATGGGCTCCGTGACGAACAATCCGTTCGTCTGCGAGTCGACCGTCGACGGCAAGCCCTGCGGCGGCATCGCCTCGTCGATCTACAAGAGCGCCGTCGCCACCCGGCTCGTTTGCGATGCATGCGCCCGCCGCTACAAAGCCGGAGGCCCCGGCGGCGGCACCACCAACCTGATGGAGTTTTCCCTCATGGAGCTTATTCCCGCGAGAG